AAAAGGTAATTTTGACAATGCAGTCCCGTCTGGTTACTTAGCGGTTTGTTCCGATAACCTTAGTGCAAGCATTGCTGATCCCACGGCGCACTTTGATACCAAACTCTACACTGGAACAGGTTCGGAACTCGCAGTTACCGGCTTAAATTTTTCGCCAGACTTTACTTGGATAAAGACAAGACAATTAACATACAACCATAGAGTGTTTGACTCGGTTCGTGGAGTAACAAAAGAACTTTTTCCAAATACTACTGGCGCAGAAGGTACGGAGGCACAATCTTTAAAATCGTTTGACAGTGACGGATTTACTCTTGGTACTGATGATGGCGTAAATCCATCTAGCAGTAATATGGTTTCATGGAACTGGAAAGCCGCCGCATCTAATACATCAGTAAGTGCAGGAAGTATAGATGGAACTAATCCAACTTATGCTTGCACAAGAAGAACAAATAGTGATGCGGGTTTTTCAATAGTTTCTTATACAGCAACAGGAGGATCATCTGCCACAGTTGCACATGGTTTGAGTCAGGCTCCTGAATTAATTATTTGCAAAAACAGATCAGCCACTTTTGGTTGGGCTACTTATAACGCAGTTAGTGGCGCTGATTTTACTTTATTTTTAAATACAACTGCCGCAGTTGCTAGTGATTCAAATACATTTCCAGATGCTCCATCATCTACTATATTTAATTTAGGTGCGTCTTCAGCTGCAAATGGAAGACCAAGCAATACAGATAGCATGATTGCTTATTGTTGGCACTCTGTTGAAGGCTACAGCAAGATAGGCAGTTACACCGGAAATAGTTCAGCAGATGGAAGTTTTGTGTATACAGGTTTTCGTCCTGCTTTTATTTTTATAAAACGAATTTCTTCTGCCGGTAGTAACTCATATATCGTAGATAATAAACGAATTGGTTACAACAGTTTTGACACCTCCACGGACAACGGATCAAACAAGTATTTATGGCCCGATTCAACTGCCGCTGAAGGAAACGGAACCTCTGCAAAAGGCACGGGCATTGACCTTCTTTCCAACGGTTTTAAATTCAGAGGAAACAGTAGCGATTACAATGCTAGTGGAAACACGTACCTTTATTTGGCCTTTGCCGAATCACCATTCAAGACATCTAACGCGAGGTAATTATGTGGTATAGCGAAACACTCGGAACAATAAAAACGCCTCGCGCCTTAACGGTTGATGGCATTAAACACCCATCTAATATTTTTAGAGCATGGACAGCAGAAGAGTTAGAGGCAATTGGAATTTACTCTCTTGAGATTGTTACTCCAGACTCTAGGTATTACGATACTGGCGCAGAAAACTTTGAAAAGAAAAGCCGCAGAAATTCTGATGGAACCTTTTCAGGAGGACCTGACTACTACGAACTAACTTACGACACTACAGAAAAGAATGTAGAAGATCTTAAGTCTGACCTTATTTTAAAGATAAAAGCAAATGTTGGCGTATTAATTGCTCCTTCTGATTGGATGGTAATTAGGGCTACTGACGGTGGCACTGCTATGCCAGAAGCATGGACAACGTATCGTAGCGAGGTTCGCGCTCATGGCAACAGTCTTGAAAATGGCGTTGAGGCCTTTGCTTCTGTGCAGGCTGTGAAAAATTTCCAGAACCACGAAGTACAGGAAGAGCGATATTTGTCTACATACGACGATGAAGGCGTTGAAACAATTGGACCCGATACTCACATAGTAGATCGAATTGTAGATAAAACATACTGGAATTGGCCTGCCGCACCAGACGCAGTTGCAGACCCATATCACGTTAGATACTTGTAATGGCACTCACTTGGGCTAGTGAAACAGGTAATTGGAATACTGTTAGTTACAATTGGGGTGACGAATTTTTTTACCCTAGTGTAGCGTCATTAACCCTATCTGGAAAAACTCCTATATCAACTACAGGAGTAATGATATCACCAGATAATGGAACTTTAACTTTTACAACAACTGCTCCTGATTTAATTAGGCTTGTTTTAACTCCAGTTCCAAGCGCAAGCCTTACCCTTACCGGAAAAGATTTAACAGCAACTACTGGTCATATTATAACTCCCGCAGTTGGATCGTTGACTGGGCTTAGTGTTGGATCGGCTTGGTACGAAACAAGCGCAACTTGGGCCGCTTATTCCGGCAATTGGGATGCAGGAACATCAAGCCCAACAGCAGGAGTTACATATACGTTTACGATTGATTCTGCTAACAACTTAGTTTTGACCCCATATGATCCAGAGTATCCAATAGAACGTGATCCTAAATTTATAGCAACTATAACTTTGATATAATGAATAACAGTAATAAAGAAAAAAAAATTAGCTGGTCTGAAGAGTGTTATAAAGTTGATCCATCTCTTAATGCTCCAAAGCCAATGTATATATTTAATAATGGAAATAGAGTTTTTTATTCTCAAGAAAGAAAAGTTAAGGGAAAAAAGTAATGCATTTTGATGTTGAAAAATCTAGTATATTTAAAGCAACTGATCATACTTTGGCAAAAAATGTTGCAGAAAAATTAGAAGAAAAATATCCAGGATGGCTTTGGGCAGTTAATGTAATGGATGGAATTGTTGCTGTTAAGTCTATGAGACTTTCAGGTAATTGGGGATTTGTTCTTCATTCTGATAAAATAGATAATGATTACAAAATGGTTGTTATGGCTGGAGGAGAAATACTAGAAAGATTTAGACAAAAAAGAGGGGAGTTTAATGATACTTTGTATAGTGATTTAAAAATGGATCACAAAGGAAAGTTAAACGGAGAATATAGTTAATGAGCAGAATTAAACCGCAGCCGCCAACAGAAGGTTCAGAAAATGAATCTATTGAACAAATGGATAATAACTCTGTTATAGGAGAAAATTTTTGGCTGCGTATTGCTCGTGAAGCTTATGATGAGTCTAGTGACTGGGTTGACTCAAATCTTAGAGAGCAGTGGGAAAAAAGTATATCTTTATTTAATAGCCAGCATCCTCCTGGCTCTAAGTATAATACGGGAGCTTACGAAAAAAGATCAAGATTTTTTAGGCCAAAAACTAGAACAGCAGTAAGAAATTTACAGTCAGCAATGGCTGTTGCTTTCTTTACAAATGAAGATGTTGTAAGTGTTCAGCCAAGAAATCCTAATGATATGGAGCAGGTTGCAGCAGCTTCTGTATCACAATCTATAATGCAATATAGATTAACTAATACAGTTCCTTGGTTTCAAACAATGTCTGCAGCTCTTCAAGACGCTGCTGTTCAGGGTGTCTGTGTAAGTCATCAATATTGGGATTACGAAGAGCAGGAAGAATCTTACATTAGTGTAGATAGCAAAAATAAAGCTATAATGGATGAAGAAGGCAATCCTATTTTATCTACTCAAAAAACATCTATAAAAGATAAACCGGTTATTGATCTTATTTCTCCAGAAAATATTAGAATTGATCCAGCGGCTGATTGGCATGATCCTATTGAAAGTAGTCCTTATATAATACACATTATTCCAATGTATATTCAAGATGTACAACAAAAAATTAAAGAAGGTGAATGGTTTGATGTTCCTATTGGAGAGCTTTTAGCTGCTGATTCAGACGATAAAGACAACTCTACTAGATTAGTTAGAGACGAGCCAAGAGAAGATAGGCTTGATAATGAAGCTGGGTATGGAGAAACAGACTCTTATAAAATTGTATTTATACATAAAAATATTATTAAAAAAGAAGGCATAGATTGGTGTTATTTTACAGTTGGTACTGATGCAATGCTTTCAACTCCCACGCCATTGCAAGAAGTATACCCGTGGCTTAGGAATGGAGAGCGCCCTTATGTTATGGGATATACTAATGTAGAGTCTCATAGAATTTATCCAGCAGGTACTGTAGAGTTAACGCAAGAGCTTCAGGCCGCTGCTAATGATATATGGAATCAGAGGTTTGATAATGTTCGTCTTGCAATGAACAAAAGATACCATATAAGAAGAGATAGAAACATTGATCTTGACGCTTTGTTTCGTTCTGTACCTGGCGGCGCGGTTGAGATGGATGATCCAGATGCTGATGTAAGGGTTATAGATACAAGAGATGTAACTGGTTCTGCATATGCTGAGCAAGACAGAATCAACATGGACTTTGATGAGTTGCAAGGCAACTTCTCAACCTCGACGGTACAGGGTGCGCGATCACTCAACGAGACCGTTGGTGGTATGTCTCTCATGGCAAGTAATAGTGGAACAGTTACTGAATATGTTTTAAGGACCTTTTCAGAGACATGGGTGGAGCGTGTACTTAAGCAGCTGATGCGGCTTGAACAGTATTATGAAACTGATGCAGTTATTCTTGAGCTGGCTGGAGATGCAGCTGCTCAAGTTAACGAAAAATACCAAGGCTCTGTAGATGATCTTCTAAAGTATGAAGTTCTTCTTAAAGTTAATGTAGGCATTAGCGCAACAGACCCATTAAGAAGAGTTCAAAATCTTGTGTCTGGTATCCAGATGCTTGGAGAACTTCCTGGCTTTGCTCAAAGTTTAAATGTTCCAGAAGTTGTTAAAGAAGTGTTTGGGCAGCTTGGATACAAAGATGGTGAAAGATTTGTTAAGATGGAAGAGGACCCACAAGTTGCAGAGCTTATGGCTCAGATGCAGGAGATGCAATCTTACATACAAGGCGAACAAGGAAAGCTTGATAACAGGGTTCGTATAGAAGAAATGAAACAGCAAGGCAACCTTGAAACGGCTAATATGAAGTATGGTGCTCAAATTAGAATGAAAGAGATGGAAGGTCAGATTAAGAATCTTGATCTTCAACTTAAACAAGAAGATGTAGCTACAAGAAGGGCGGAATTAATGTTACAACGAGAGGCTTTGATTAATCAAATAGCTGACGCTGAAATATCTAGGCAAGAAGAAATGGTTGCCGAGGGTGATGTTGGTGTTATGGCTAGAAATGATTACAATCAAATACCTTATGCAGTAGGATAATATGGAATATTATGATCCCCGTGAAATCGGGATTGATGATCTAGTAAAACGAATTAGAATAGGACACGCTACTAGAGATTTTTTAAATACTTCTGTTGGGCAAACAATACTAAAAAAGGCTTTAGTTCAGTATAGACAAGGCATAGATAATTTAGAAAAGATTGGGCTCAATGGATTTAACGGCTCCCAAGAAGAGGAGTTAAAAGAGTACCGGAAGATTATTTCTGATCTCTCAACACCTTTAAAATCGCTTAAGTGGTTTGATAGCGTTATACAAGAAGGGGACAATGCTGATAAGATTGCGAAATATAAATCTTCTGGTGATTTAGAACCATAAGGAGATACTAATATGGAAAACGCTACCCAAGAGGATGCGTTAGAATCAGAAGATGTTGTAGTAACAGAAGAAGTAACGGAAACGCAAACCGAAGAAGATATAACCACCCCAGTCAACCCTCTTTCTGCTAGAGAAAAAGCTTTAGAAGAAATCTACAACAGGAGAAGGGAAGAAGAAGGTGTTGAAGATGTTCAAGAAGTTTTAGAAGATACTCCAGAAGCCCCGGTTTGGCATGATGGAGAAAAATGGCTTACAAAAATAAAGGTTAATGGCGAAGAAGTAGATGTTTCGTTTGATTCTTTAAAGTCTTCTCATCAAAAAGATAAAGCTTCTCAAGAAAAATTTCAAGCTGCTGCAGTAAAAGAGCGCGAGCTTTTGTATAGAGAGCAGCAGTTACAAGAACAATTTGAAAAATTAAAATCTCAACCATCTGGTCAGGACGTTGAGAAAGAGGAAGAAGTTAGTGATGTTGACGATATTGTCGAAAAATATCATGAAGCATTATTCCAAGATGACGCAGTGGAGGCTGCTAAATTACTCAGAACCTTGGCAAGTAGTGGGCGCGGAAACGCTACCCAGAACATACAAGAGGTTGTAAATCAAGCTATTGTATCTCATGAAGCAAGAAAAAAAGCAGAGCAAGAGCATATTCAGAGAGCAGCTTATCAGGCTGAATTAGAAGATGCAGTTAAATCTTTTAATGAAGACTATCCTGATATTGCTGAGTCTGAAGAGCTTAGAGCGATTGCAGATAGGAAGACGATTACCCTGACGCAGGAGAATCCTGATTGGACACCGTCGCAGATTATTAATGCAGCTGCTGAGTATACTCGTGAGTGGGTTGGAATTAGTCTTGAATCAAATGGAAGGTTTAATCGCAAGAAAAAAATTGTGAGACAACCTAAATCAGTTAGAGCTTCAGCTAACAGTTCAAAAGAAAGTGTTCCTTTGACACCTTCTGAGATTGTTGCAGAAATGCGTAAAGCTAGAGGCCAAACTATATAACTCTTTTGGAGGTTAATTATGGCTGGACAAGTATGGTCAGTTAACACCTCTGGTGGTTATATGTATGCTGACAATCTGAGCCGCCTGCTTCGCATGGCAGTTCAGCCGATGGTAAAGTTCCGTCAGTTCTGCGATGTTAAAGACGCAGCGCATCAGGGTCTTCACCGAGGTGATACATTCCACTGGAACGTGTACAGCGATGTTGCCACTCAGGGCACCACGCTGACTGAAACAAGTACGATCCCAGAAACCTCGTTCACTATTTCTCAGGGAACCATGACCATTACGGAAGCTGGTAACAGTGTGCCGTATACTGGTAAGTTAGATGATCTCTCTGAGCAGCCTGTGGCCGAAGTTATCAGGAAAGTGCTGAAAAACGATGCTACTAAAGGATTCGATAATCTTGCTGCTGCACAGTTTGACGCCGCGAAAGTGCGTGTCACTCCTACCGCAGGAACGAGTACGACTTCTTTGGTAGTTACTGAAAACGGTGCATCTGCAACAGTTAACAATGTTGCTCTTGGTAAAGAGCATGTTAAGTTAATTGTGGACGTAATGAAAGAGCGTAACATCCCGGCTTATGCTGATGATGATTATTACTCTATCTCTCGTCCTTCAACGTACCGCACTCTTAAAAATGATTTGGAAGGAATCAAGCAGTACATTGATGCTGGTTTCCAGATGATCATGAATGGCGAAATTGGCCGTTATGAAGGTGTGCGTTTTGTTGAGCAGACTCACAAGGGTGCCGCAGCTCTTGGTACTTCATCTAGTGCATGGTCCAACGGCAAGTCCGATTGGTGCCTGTTCTTTGGTGAAGATACTGTTGCTGAAGCTATCGCTGTTCCTGAAGAAATTCGTGGGAAAATTCCTGGCGACTTCGGAAGGGACCGTGGTATTGCGTGGTATTATTTGGGAGGCTTTGGCCTCGTTCACACTCAAGCTGCCCAGTCACGCGTTGTGATTTGGGATAGCCAATCATAAGGAGAAATTGTTATGAGTTACAGCGATCCACGTCCTTATGCATATAGCTATTACCATGATTTTGGTGCGGGGGGTGAAGCGATGGTTATGCGTGGTCCTTCGGGAAAACAAGGTAGCATCAAAGAGATTGAAGTTGAAGCTATCGAAACTTTTACGAATACGACTACGGAAGCTATTATTGAGCTTGGTTCTTCTGCGGGAACTGCTGAGTATGTCAACATGGGTCTTGGAACCCTTGCTGATGGAGATCAGCAGCGTCTAACTGACACTGCAGCTGACCTTGTTCTTGATGCTCTTCCTGCTGATACCGATATTCACATCACGTTTAATGCTCCTACTGGCGGAACTCCTGCTGGTAAAGCGCATGTTCATATGATGATTGAGTGGTACTAGGAGGCACTATGAAAGACAGCGCAAGTGGTAAAATGCCCGATAACGGACTTTCTGAAAAGAAATCTTTTGCTAACGAATCTCCAGCTTCTATGGGGATGGATAGCAAAGGTCCTGACCAGAAGCCTATCGGTGTTGTAAAAGGTAGCGTCAATACTTCTCACGGGAAGTTTGAAACTGCGTAATTGAAGCGGGGGAGGGGCAACTCTCCCCCAATTCATTTAGGAGAACAAAATGAATATTAACTTAATTACTGCTTATATTGGCGATAAGGTTGAAACTCCTTTAGAAGGATATGGTTCTACAGAACCAAAACAAAAAGGATACACTAGCGGAAGCCAGTTATTTGATGAGCGTTGTGAAATGTACAAAGCTGAACAGCCAAGGTCTAACAACGAAGCTAGGGTTAATGGCCGTATGGTTCGTTCTGGAATGTCTGTTGCAGGATGGAGTTACTAACCAGTAAGTGAAAATAATAACAGTTCCTGAAAAGGAAATAAAGGACTTTACCCCACAAGATTTTGGTGGGATAAGGAAAGAAAAAACAGTTTGTGTAATTAGATATGGAGCTTTCGGAGATATACTGCAAACAAGTTCAGTATTACCTTTGTTGAAAGAGCAGGGATACAGAGTTTGTGTTAACACCAATGAAACAGGAAAAGACATATTAAGGTCTAATCCTTATGTTGATGAGATTTTGGTTCAAAAAACTAATCAAATATACCCAGATAAACTAGATGATTATTGGGCAAATTTTGATGGACTTTTCGATAAAGTAATACAATTTTCAGAATCTGTAGAAGGAAGTTTATTAATTGTTGGGGACAGGACCGTTCAATTAGAACATGGTCCAGTTTTAATTGCTGGAGATAAAAAGTTTAAATGGAGTAAAGAAGACATTCATTCTGAGTGTAATGTTAATTACATGGAAAGAATGCATGATATTGCTGAAGTAGATTATGAATTTGATACTTCTTTTTACCCAACAAAAAAAGAAGAGTCTAGAATAAAAGATTGGAAGAAGAAAAAAGTAAAGACTAAATACCTTGTTATGAATGTTTTGTCTGGTTCTTCTGTTCATAAGGTATGGCCAGGAAATGATCAGTTAATGGCCAAGTTTCTTGATAATCGTAAAGACGTTACATTTATTACTGTTGGCGATTATGCTTGTAAAATTCTTGAACAAGGTTGGGAAAAAGAAAGCAGGGTTATAACTACATCTGGAGATTGGCCTATTAGAGATGTACTAACTTTAGTTAAGTTATGTAATGTAGTTGTTGGGCCTGAAACTGGAGTATTAAATTCAGTATCATCTAATAATAATGTTCATAAGTCTTTATTTTTATCTCACTCTTCTAAAGAAAATTTAAGCAAACATTGGAATAATACTACATCTTTTGAACCGTTTGAGGCAGAGTGTTATCCGTGCCACAAAATGCATCATGGATTTGATACTTGTAATAGGGATGAAGAAACTGGGGGTGCTTTGTGTGCATCAAAAATACCTGTAGGTAAAGTTTATATGGATATAGCGAAGAACTTAAAATGAGCACTTATTTAGTTTTATGCCAAGATATGGCTAGAGATATAGGGATACCAGGCACTGGCCCTTCAAGCGTTACTGCTTCTGATCTTTCAGAAGAGGAGACTGCTGTTGTTCGCTATGTTAAACAAGCTGATTTAGATATTCAAAGGCGATGGTTTAACTGGAATTTTTTGTGGACTGAAGCCACTATTACACCATCAGCTGGCACATCAACTTTGTCATCTCCAGCTGACTTAGGAAACTGGAATCTTGATGCTATTGTTTGGTCTAAAGCTACCAACGATTATCAAGAGCTTGACTATATGGATTGGGACGAATACAAGCTTGAATATAAACTTGGGGTTATAGACTCAGGTACGCCTGAAGTATTTGCTGTAAAACCTGACAATGTTCTAGATGTGTATCCAACTCCTGATACAACTACAGCTATTTCTGTAGAGTATTGGAAGACTCCTACTGAGCTTTCAGCAGATTCAGATACTTCTCCTATACCAGCTAGATTTCATAATATTATTATTGCTAGAGCTAAGATATATTACGGAGAGAATGAAGATGCCCCTGAAATACTTAATGGAGCATTAGCATCTTTTGAGGATTTAATGGATAAGTTAGAGTCTGATCAGCTTCCTGGCCAAAAGAATAGAAGGTTTTCTAAGGTTCAAGATTTATTTAACTATACAGTTAGACCAGAATGACAAAGTTACGTAATAGAGCTCTTACGCCTTCAAGTATAAGGTCTAGTTATTTTCCATTTACTGGAGGAATAAACTTAGTTGATCCGGCGTTAACTATTACTCCTGGAGAGTGTGTATCTGCGGATAACTTTGAAGTAGACATAAGGGGAAGGTATCAAAGATTAGATGGTTATGAAAGGGCTGACGGGCAGACACTTCCATCTGAGGTTGTATATTATAGAATTCCTTTTACTCTTGGAACATCTAAAGATTCTGTTTTTAGCAGCGCTTATGGCACGGCTTTTGATCTTCAAATTCCATCTACAGGAGACATGATAAAGGGAGAAACAAGCGGAGCTTTAGGGTCAATACTTCAAGTTAGCATTGAAGATGTTACTGGAGATTCTGCCGCAGGTTCTTTTTCTGGGTCAAATGGCGAAGGATATGTTTATTTTATAGTAACAAGCGGAACACTGCAAGATGGAGAAACCTTGCTATTTTTAAATAAAGACAGCGCTTTTGGTAGCGCATTTAATGTGGAGTATAAATAATGGGAACACCTACAGCCTTAAGAAAAACTAGAGCAGTTTTAACAGGCACGAGTTTTGCTGACAATACTACAGGCGCAATTACAGCACAGATGTTACGCCAATATGTAGAGTCAGATATGGGAGGATATGCCTGTATAAATAATGCTGCAGGCGATGGCACTCCCGCTGTACAAGCAATTGCAAATGGTACTACAGTAACCGTTGACTTTTCATTAGGATCTTCTGGATCAGATGTAGCGCAAGATACCGGAACTGTTTCTTCTACAACTGTTGGAGCTGATGCTGATTTTGCAAATGATCAAATAAGAATATATGACAAAGGATTTTATTTTGTTTCATGTAACTTGTGCATAAAGCAAGCCGCAACAGCCAATATTATTTGGACTGCAATGGTTTCTACTGACAATACCGGGGGAAGCACAACAGATTCTCCTGCATTAAAAGGAATTGAATACATTACTAATGCTAATGATGTAGCTAACTTTAACATGAGTGGTATTATAGACTGCACTGGACACACTACATATACTGATGTTTATGCAAGAATAAAGCACAACAACGGCAGTAGTCAGAACATATATCTAAACTACGGTCAATTATCTGCTCTTAGGATTGGCTAATGGGTCTTTATGCAACATCAGTTGCTTATGGTCCACCAGTCTTAAGAGATGCTGATGCTGATGCATCTCTAGTAACTGAGCTTAGATCAGCTATAGAGGACCAAAGAAGCATAATTACAGTTGTTCCGGGAGAAGGCTCAGTGCTTGGTGTTTGGGTCTACAATGGATATATTTATGCTTTTAGAAATAAAGTTGGCGGAGCTTCTGCTGGAATGTATAAGTCATCCAGCGCGGGATGGTCTGAAGTAAGTCTTGGTACTGCTTTAAATTTTGATGGAACCACTACAAATGGAGAGCCTACTCCAGGATCAACTGGAACACCAACAACTTTAACAGGAGCTACTAGCGGAGCTCAAGCTGATTTGCTAGGTATATCTTATTATGGTTTATGGGAAACTGGCGCCGCTGGATCAATGGTCTTGGGAAATATAACAGGAACATTCCAAGATGATGAAAATATTCAAATGCCGTTACTTGCTTTTGATGCAGGGACATCAGAGATTAGTGTTGGAGATACTATAACAGGTGCTTTATCTGGCAATACAGCAGAGGTTACTAGCGTTACTATTACATCTGGATCGTATGCTGGTTCAGATGCAGCTGGATATATTTCAGTAAAAAATAATACTGGAACATGGACAAATAACGAGAATATAAATGTATCTGGATCAAGTAAGGCTTTAGTAAATGGAGCGGCTGAACCAACATCTGTTACTGTTGCTGTTGCAGACGGAACTACATATGAACAAACTCTTGCACCAAACGGCAAGTATGAGTTTATAAATTATAACTTCCGTGGAGATGCTACAGGTATTACTATGTATGGAGTTAATACTGTAGATAATGGGTTCTCTTGGGATGGCACCACTTTTATTAAAATTAAAACTGGTACAAGCACAGATACTCCAGAGCATATTATAGCTCACACAAAACATTTGTTTTATTCTTACCCGAATGGATCAATACAGCATTCAAGTATTGGAGCTCCAAATAAATGGAGCGCGATAACTGGAGCTGCTGAACTTTCGGTTGGAGACGTAGTTTCAGGATTCTCTACTGAAATAAACGATGTAATGTCTATATTTACTAGAAATCAAACGTTTATGTTGTATGGGTCTTCAGCTGCAGATTGGGCACTTAAAAGATTCCATCAAGGAACAGGAGCAATACCGTACACTCTTCAAAAGATGGATCAAACATTCTTCTTGGATGATAGAGGGATTACATCTATCTTTACTGTACAAGCGTTTGGTGATTTTCAGTCTGCTGTTGCTTCTGATTCTATTGATCCATATATGCAGAAGAAAAAAGAGAAGGCTATACTTTCTGTAAAAATTAGAGCTAAGAATCAATACCGTTTATTTTTTAACGATAAAACAGGTATTACTATGACTTACATAAATAGGCAGAACCAAGGGATTATGCCATTTACACTTAAACATCAGATATATTCTGTATGTTCAGCTGAAGATTCTAATGGATTTGAAGTTATATATGGTGGGTTTGATGATGGGTATGTAAGAAAGATTGATTCTGGAACAAGTTTTGATGGGCTATCAGTTCCATCTTTTATAAGAACCTCTTACTATAACTATGGCTCTCCTCAATCAAAGAAAAGATTTAGAGATATTAATCTAGAGGTTAATGCTGACACAGCAACAACGTTAACAATACAGCCAAGCTTTGATTATGGAGGGACTTATAGCCCTCGCAGTTCTCCTGCCGCTTCATCATATACTATTAATGTTACAGCAGATCAGTGGAATGAAGATGATATATCTAGTGATACTACTGGTGTTACTGTTGTTGCTTCAGAAAGAGTTAAAATAAACGGCATAGGAACTAACATGGGTCTTATTATTAAGAACGAATCTATTTATGATAAACCAATTACTCTTCAAGGAGCGGTTGTGAACTATTCCCTAAGAGGTATTAGACGATGAAAATCCCAGTACAAAGTGGCAAGACAAGCCTTGCATATGTAACAGATGAAGAGCGTAAGCTTCTTAGACGAAGGGATGCTGTAAAAGGATCGCCTAATAAAAAGATGACTTATGGAATTCCTAGGCTTGATCCTGACGGCGGCGGTGGCGGCGACTATCGTGATGATATGCGTAGAGCAAAAGAATTACGAGCTAAAGAAGACGCTCTTAAGGCTGCTGGTTTTACTAAAGCTCTTACAGTAGGGGGAGGCGAAGGAGCAGGTGGTGCTGAAAAATATGTTCATATAGGAAAAGGTCTTAGCGCTGGTTATGTGGGAGCTCCTAGAACTCCTATAAAATACGGTTCCGGACCTGATGAGATTAGAAGATTTCCATCAATGGGGGGAATGTTATCATCTACTACACCAAGACCTACACCTACACCAACACCTACACCAACTCCAGCACCAACGTTAGCGCCAACATCTAGCAGTGGAGGTGGCGGGTTATCAACATCTTCTTCTACCCCAGCCCCAGCTTCAGACCCTCCTCCAGATCCCGCTCCAGCTGTTTCAAAAGCATCAAGCACTTCATCAGATTCTGTTACAATTGATCGCTCTCAACTACAGAAACCTATGCTTGACGAAATTGTAGCAGATGGGGTTAATTCTGAACTTTTAGAAACTCGACTTGCAAATCTTATTAATAAAAATAGTCCTTTATTTAAAGCTGCTACAACCAAGACCATGCAAGCAATGGCTGCTCGCGGCTTGGTAAATAGTTCCATTGCTGAAGAAGCTGTAATGAACGCTATTCTTTCCGTGGCTATGCCTATTGCAGAAAGGGATGCAAGCGCATACATGAACCAGAGGATGCAAAACCAAGCTTATAGCAATGAGTTTAGGGAGCAACAGAATCAAGCATACTATCAGTCATTTATTATGAAACTACAGCAGAGCATGGACATAGCAATGAGGCAGCTTATGGAAAATGCAGCAAACTGGAGAGCCGTTCTTGCTGCTCGTAGCAATATCGTTACTACTGAAGGAATGGGTGCAGATGCAGCTGAGGCTGCTATGGCAGCAGTAACTCCTAATTGGTTTACAGATAATACATAGGATTGAATAATATAAAATGACTAGAAAATATAAAACATCTGCATTAAGTACAGAAGGTCTTGCAGTAACCCAAAAGAAAAAAAGCAAAAGCAAAGGAATTTTTAAAGCGGTTGCTGTTGCTGCTTTAGGTGCTGCTGGATTGTCTGCTTTTGGTGGATTTGGAGGAGGAACCGGAACAACATTTATGCAAGGACTAAGCAAAGGAGTGGGCAAAGTTACAACAGGCCTTGGCAATTTTTTTGGTATTGGTCAAAAGGCTGCTAACACCGCAACAGATGTAGTTACTGGATCAAGCGGGTATCCAAATTTAGACCTAACAAAGGATAAAATTCTTTCCTCTTCTTCCGAAACGACAGGCTCTTTTCTAGGAGGTACTGGATTAAGCGGTATATTTGATTCCGTTACTAATATGAGTTCTGGAACAGCATTTACCATTGGCTCTATACTTGAGGCTATTGGGGCAGCTACTGACACAAGTGCAGCAGATCAATTAGCTTTTAATATAGCTAAGCATGAAGACCAAATGGATTATAATTATGCAGCTCTTGAGGCAGAAGCAGGTGCAGCAGAAGCTGATTTACAAATGAAGAATAGAGTAGCTGCTCAGTCAGGAACATTTATGGGTTTTTCAAATCCTATTACTTCTGGAGCTGCTGGTGTCCCATCAACTGGACCAGGATTTATGCCTAAACGACCTACTGGAGGATTGCTATCTTAAGGTAAATTATTATGATGAAAGAACAAGCAAGGCCAATGCCTATACCAAGTGGAAAATCAACAATGCCTGAAGAGCAGCAGGAGATGGCTAATTTAGGTATAGAAAATTTATCAGAAGAAGAAGTTGCTCAGTCTAAAGGCATTGTAGAAAATATTGTAAGATATATTTATTCTGATGGAGCTCCAGATATTTTAGAACGTGCTGGCAATGGTAGCCCTCAGATGCTTGGAGAGATAGCTGGAAACCTAGTAACTAATGAGATAGCTCTTGAAGAAGAAGATGGTAAAGAAGTATCTAGGGATATGGAAGTAGCTATCATGGAAGAGGTTGTTCATGAGCTAACAGATTTGCTTATGTATGAAAATATAGTAGATTTACCAGATGAAAAAAGTGAACAGATGTTTATGGGTGAAGCTCTCACTTATGCAATTGCCGCTGCAATAGAGTCTGATGATCCACAGTTTACTGGCGAATCTATAATGCAGATGTTTACTAACTTAGTAAACTCAAGCCCTCAACAGGGAGAGCAGCCAACTGGAGTCTTAGCTCCCCAGGAGGTGCCATATGGCAATTAACTTAAGCGCAGGTTTAATTTCTGCTGGAGGATCATTTAAAGATTATTCAGCTGTTCTTCTTAAAGAAGAATACATGGCTGAAGCAAAAGATACTGCTGCACAAACATCTCTTATGGATAGGTACAAAACTGTACTTGATACCATAGATACATCAATAACAAATAATAGAGATAAGCTTAGCGGAGCAATTATTGATTCTAAGTTAGATAGTGAACTTCAAATGGGTAAGGCTGTTCTTGTTCAGGCGATTTTGGAAGGCAAAGCTTTGCCTATTGATTCATGGAATTCTATATTAAAGTTATCTGGAGCTGAAGCGGAAGAGACTGCTGGCGAAAAAGAAGCTAGTGAAGGTGGATTTTTTAATGCGGTGGGTGAACTTTTTAGCGCTACTACAGATGACTTATCGGAAGCTGCAAAGAAATTGCAGAAATGGTTAAAGTCTAATGTAAGTAATGAAGATTTTCAGTCGACCCCTCGCGGAGCAGTATATAAAGGAAGCCCTGATGAACTGGAAAAGGCTTTAGGCAATGCTGAAGAAAAAATTCAGGGTATTATAGATTGGTATAAAAGTTTAAAGAAAGGAGATGTAGGGCGTACTAATGCAGAAATGGAAGCACGAGTTAATACTGTTAAGGACGCTGAAGAAAAAAGAAAAGGTGCTCTTAATACAGAAGTGCGTTACGATAAAGAAGACACTGATGAAGAAACTCTTGGAGGAGGCATTGATCCAGAGCCCCCATTAGGATCAGAAACTGTTAATGGTATTCCACAAACTGGTATTGGATCGGAAGCTACCAGAAGGTCTCTTTTTGAAGATGTTGGTGGTCCAATTGGAGAGCCAGCAGGAAAGACTACAGTTAGAGATTTTGTAATAGGCAAACCAAAAGTAGAAATTGAGGTATCTTCTCCAGAGATTGAGGAAAGAAAATCTACAATTCTATCTAATGTATTTTCAGCTATTAAAGGTGTCGAATCTAATGTTATGGGTTACAACGCCGTAGCGGATACTACAGATGGAGACAGAGGTCTTACTACATCCACTGTTAAAGAAGTGCTTGATAAACATGGTAACACAGCTGTTGGTGTTGGCCAGTTTAAATATAAAGAATTTATGAAGCCTACCGCAGAAAAATGGTTTGGCATGACTGAGGATCAGCTTAAAGAACAGATGTTTACACCGCAATTTCAAGATGCTTTACTTATTGCAGGAATATATGATGCAGGTTTACAACAGTTTGTTGATGATAAGATTAGTGTAGATGTATTTCAAAAAAGACTTGCAAACATTTGGAGAGGATTGCCACCAACTAGAGAAACAAAAGAAGGAGATATTGTTGATGAGTTTGAAAACAAGGCTAGAATGTCAGGAGAAGAGTTCCGTTCTTTATTGTTACAATTTAACACAATGACAAAAGGTTTAATTCAGGAAGGAACAGAATCATTACAGGGAATAATGGGTCAATAGTATGGCATCAAATTCAGATGTTGTAAATAATAATACACAAGGCCTTATTGGTAGAGCTCGGTCAGGACCATTTGGTTCGGCGTTTATATCTAATCAAAGTGTAGATCAACCAGTAGAAGAAGAGCCTGGTAGATTTGGTGCTTCGGCTGATCAAATGCAGTACCTTCTTGGAGCTTCTTTAGAGTTTTTATCTGAAGGGGCAGGCTTTGATAATCTTTCAGCTTATTGGGGAGCTGTAAGAGCTAAGAACAAAGCACAGTTAGAGCAGTATGATAGATTAACATTTGAAAAAGCTCGTGAGAAAGGGAATGATTTATCTAAATATTTTCTAGATTTGTTGGTTATTGATGGCGCAACTTTGATTACATCAGCGCTTGCTGCTGCTGGAGCAACAGCCTTAACCGGTGGCGGAACTCTAGCAGCTTTATCTGGAGCTGGTATTGCATCATTTGCTTTGAATGCAGGAGATACATTTGCAGAATCTGTTGACGCAGTAGGCAAGGAAAATGTAGACAAAGGTCTTGTTCTTGGAGCCTCTCTTCTTATGGCAGGGCTTGACGCAGCTGTTCCAGGAAAGATTGGTGGAGCATTTGTAAATAGATCAATAAGGGAAAAAGTTAAAGCAGCAGCAGCAAAGAACTTAGCAAAAAATAAGTGGTGGAGTAGAGCGGTAAAAGTTGGTCTTCAGAGCAGTTTCACTGAAGCCGGAACTGAAGGTATGCAAGAAGTTCTTCAGGCTGCTACTATTAATGCTCAAGAAGGTAAAGACCCGTTTGATTTTTCAGAAGAACAAATTGCTCAATTTCAAGAAGCTGCTTGGGCTGGTGGATTCTTAGGATTTGGCGCTGGCGCATCAACATCAGGATTCGGCAGAAGCTCTGCTCGTAAAATTATTGGCCGAAAGGAAGAGGCTGTTGCTCAAGTTGATTCTGAACTTGAATTAAAAATTGCAGAACTTGAGGCAGAAAGAACAAGTCTTGCTGAGCAACCAAGAGATTTTAAAATTCAAAAAAGATCTAATGATATTAGAAAAGAAATATCTGAGCTAAGAGTAGAAGCAAATAAAAAGAAAGCTAAGATATGGGGAGCTGATTCTGAAGCAGCTATAAATAAAATTGTTCCTATAAAAGAACAAGAAGCTGAAGCAGAAGCAGAAGCCGTACCAGAAGAAGAAAAAACTTTAGCCCAGATAATGGCTGAAGACCCACGCACAGCAGAAGCTGAGCGACAACAGCAACCAGATGAAGTTCTTCCAGTAGGAACACAAAGGGGTCCATCTGCAACTCAAGAACAGATTGAGGCTCGACTAGCTCAAGAACCGTCAGGCCCAACACAGGCTGATGTAATGCCTGACACTCCAGTTGCGCCGATAGGAACACAAGGAAGAGTAGAACCAACTCTTCCAACAACAGTTGATCCTAATGTACAGCGAGGTGGAGGCCCTGTTCTTAACCCTAGAGAAGAACCAGGCTTTCCTGGTTCCGGTACTCAATCAGGCTCCTTGCCTATAATAAAAGATAGAGCAGACCGAGGAACTCAATCAGGCGAAGGACAAAGAGATTCTGCAGGAAGGGTGATTACTCCTGTAACTGGAGGTCCTGCTGATATTGATGTTCCAATATTTGGATCTCCATCTCAAGACCCTTCCGTTATTCAGGATACAATTAAACCAGAAGTTTTTGCAGACCCCTCTGTTGTATTAGATTCAGCGCCAGATCAAACCGGTGCTGGCCCACAGGGTAGGCCTCGTAGAAGTTTTGCTGCGCTAAGAGAAGAAATAAAGGCTAGAGATAAAGGCCCTCAAGTAATGAACAGACCTGTTATCAATACAGTTATTGGTGATGGCGAGAATGTTTTGGTTGATGGTGATGTTCTTATTACTGCCGCAGATATTGAAGAAGCTAAGTTTGCTAAGGCAAGTAGAGAGTTAGAAGATGAGGCATCAACAGCTTATAACGAAGCATACAATGAAGTTGTTTTAGAGACTGGTGGTGATCATGGTCAAGCCTCTATAGCTGGTGAAGAAGCTAGGACAAGGGTTCTCAGGGAAGGTGGGGCAACAAGGAGAAGGGTATACTCTTCACGAGCAGCTAGATTACAGGCTCAGAGGGAGGCAGCAAAACAAAGACAGGATAGAGAAGCTAGATTAAACTTTGAGGCTCAAAGAAGGATTGATGAGCGTAAGAAGCTTGAAAAAGAACAGGCTGCTGAGCTTAAAGAACAAGCTATAGAGATGGCTGGCGAAACATATGATGCATTTTTCTATGGGCAAATAAGCGCTCAAGAATTTGCTTCTAGAAGGCAGAGTGAAATAGCACGAATAAAAAATTCTCGCATAGGAGGCACAGCTGCTGCCAACGCTTATAGGAAAGCGGTCCCACTTGAAAAGGCTAATGCTATTCTTAAAGAAAGAGGCCTACCTACCCTTAAACCTGAAGGGGATCAGACTACTCAAAAGGATGCTGCTCCTGATAAAGCTGCCACTACCCCTGACGCTCCACCTGAAGCAGCGCCTGATCCTAACCAAGCAGACGCTACTCCTCCCGCCCCTGAAGAAGCACCCACTACACAAGCAAAAGTTCCTGATATTTCAAATGTAGTAATCAAAGACCCAGACCCTATTATTCTTGAAGAGAATAAACGTATCAAAGAGCTTGAAAAAAAGCGAGAGGCAATTGATGATGCTTTAGAGACTGACTCTCCAGAACTATCAGAATTGATTGAGGGAAAAAATCTTGAGCATGAAAAGCTTTTGCTAGAGGAGATGGAGCTAAGAATAAATCAGATGGAGAGAGGTCTAAGGGAGAGGGGAATTGATTTAGAATCGAGAAGAATATATGATGATTCAAACCCACGTAATCCTTTGCCTGGATGGATAAGAAAAAGAGACCAAGCTAAGAAAAATATTGAAGCTCTTGAGGCAGGTGTTGATCCGGTTACAGTTCCTGGAACCACCATGAATCCATACGGTAACAAGACTCCTACACAAGCAGATGCTACCCCTCCCGTACCAGATACTCCCACTGAGACTGCACCAGACGCAACAGAAACTGGAAAAATACCGGGTACACTAGACTTAACAATATACCCTGACTTCGATGCATACATGGAAGACATGGGTGAGCTAGGGTTTAGTCCTGTTGAGTTGCAAGAGCAGGGATTACCTTATGACGAGGAATCATTTGCAGCAGCACAAGAAACAGTAGTTCCAGACGCCGCTAAAGGCGCGGAAGCTGCACCCGCTACCACCCCACAGGGTGAGGTAGTATTTACAAGGGATGTAGAAAAAAATAAAGAAGAACCAGCAGGATTAGTACCAAATCAAAGAGATTCTACTGATAGAAATTATCCAGTTTATGAAGAATCTAAAGGCATTGTGGTTACAATGACGCTTGATGAGTTTATTAGTTTAAATCCATCTAGAGATGCTAAGCCTGAAGGTTCAGATAGTTTAGATTTTTTGCGTAACTTGGCAGAAGAGGGTGGAACTTTTGCCCCTCCATTTATAGATGTAGAAATTACAGATAATGGATTAAAGGTAGTTGGGCATGAGGGGCGTGGTAGAGCTTTGGTTGCTAAAGAGTTAGGAACTACCGGAGAAATAGAGGTAGATGTATTTTTCAAAAAGGGAGATAGGGTTAAGGATTTTGATAAATCGAAAGGTAAAGATTCTATTATTTCTGATGCTAGAACTGGATCAGAAGAAGTAATCATTCCTCTTAGAAGGGTCAATTATAATAAAGATCAGTCTGGCAGTGCTAATAAACCAAGAGATAAAGCTACCACCCCACCTGACATAGCAGTAACAGATGTTGACGAAGATCAAACTCAGGATCAACAGATTGCTGATATGATAGCCAGAGAGCAAGCAACTGTAGCTAGGGAAACAGCAGATCAAGAAGCTGATGCTGAATTCCAAGCAGGAACAGATGACACTGGTCCTACTGTAGAAGATGTTGATCAGGGTGTTGATACACCAGTAGTTGATACTACTACTGTTACCCCAGACATGACACAGGCTGAACTGGTAGATGATGCTGTTGTTTCTGATGAAGATACTTTTGAAACTGTTATTCCAAAAGCAACAACTACCCGTATTGAGCTTGATAAGTATGAGTCAAGCGTTCCCAATCCTCAAGGGGTTGAGGCTATAGTTTATGAAGACCCAGAAAATCCTGACAGTTTTATAGTTGAGTCTGAAGGTACTGTTATAAGGAGAGAACCTAACAAGCAAGATGCTGTTCTTTATGCTGATAAGATGTCTGAATTTGTAGCTAATAGGGAGAAAAAGAAAGCTCGTAATGCCTTTGTTCCAAGGCCGGAAGGAAAGACTTATACTGGAGAATTCCTTAAGGGTTTGGGAAGAGGGACAAGAGCTTTGTTGGCAGGCACGGGGAAAAAGGGTGATTCATTTAGACTATCTCTAGATAAAAATAAACAAAAGATAGCTGAGAATAACGATATCCCATATGATGAAAATACTACTGAAGAGGATTTGTATGATGCTCTTTATGCTAAGTACATAGCGCCCAAAGAAGAGGCTGCTCCTACAGAATTGGTTGAGCCAGTAGATGTTGCTGGAGAAGTACAGGAAGAAGCAGAAAGAATTGTAGCATCAGACTATGGTATATTTGGTAATAAGATTAATAGAGCATATCCAGAACCTATTGATGAATATTCTAGCGATGAAGAGGCTGATGCTATTATTGCAGCTAGTGAAGCAAAGCAGGAGTTTGCTGAAACAGACGATCCCAGTGCTTTAATAGAGCTGACCTGGGATGATGGTGATGCGGAAATCAGGGCGGAAGCAGCAGCTGAGGCTGAAGAAACTGCTAGGAGAACAGCAGAAAACAGGGCTGTTAAACTAACTCCAGAATACTGGACAGAAATGTTGGACACCAACACGGCCCTTAAAGATATATCAAAGACTAAAAGCCAAGGTGGGTTTGAAATCAGCGAGTTACGAACGATTGCTGATAATATACTTAAAGCCGATCCATCATTTGTTTACAACAAAAAAGGCACAAGAAAAGAAATTGAAGCTGCAATTAAATCCTACATAATTAAGGATGTCGAACCAGTAGAAGACAACTCTCCCTATATAGACACAGTTGATGATGACACTGGTATTATATCTACAGAGTATAAAGAGTCACGAATAGACTCCGATTCAGTAGAACAGGAACCTTTCCTATCTGGTGAAGTTTTGTTCTCTAAAGATGAGGTTGCATCATCTATAAGGCAAGAGCTTAAAAAAATATTTGGTGTTCGTGCTACAAATGAAATGTTTAGCACAGGATTTGTTAAGATATTAAGTCGTAAACAAGCTGCCGCAGAACATAATAAATCAAAACGAGAGTTTAAAGATACAGCTGCTTTTGTTCATAATGCTTCAGTTACTTTTATTCCTGAAAATATAGTTAAAGATAATGTTACGCCTGATATGATAAGAGGGCTTATATGGCATGAGATTGGGGCCCACGTTGGCAGAAGTATGCTGTCTTCAAATGAATTTTCTGCAATTATAAAAGAGGTTCGCAGACTTCATAAACAGGGAGATATGTATGTTCTTTCTGCTTTTGATGCAGTAGCTAGCAACTACAAAGATATATACAAAGATTTTGCTAAGCCTGTATCTGCTGACCTTATGGGCTATGGAAAAATTATTTATGGTTTTAGAACAAAGGATGGAAAGAATCCGATAGAAGTTATTGGGGAAGATAATATATTTTGGGAAGAAGTTCTTGCTCATATGCTTGAGTATAAGGGCCAAGAGCTAGACCTTCAAAGAGCCTCTCTTATGAAGAGGGTTAAAGATGCATTTAAAAAATTCTTTATAAGAATATTTAAAGCCTATGATGTTGATAGTATACCAGACGTAACTGTTGATGATATCTTTAATACTATGGCTGGTGTAGTCATTGAAAGAATGCCTACTTTAATTCAAAGGGCGAAGATGTTTGATGCCTCAAGAGAAAAAGCCATAGATGACGTTGTCGAAAAATATATAGAGCCGAAGCAATACTTATCAGCAGCTGATGGATATCTTGCAGATGCTCAAACAAAAGCAAGGAATGAATTCATTGAGGATTCATTGGTTAAGGGTACAGTTTATCATGGATCAGAAAAAAACTGGTCAGCACCCATATTAGAGTTTACAGAGATGGGGCTTCATGTTGGAACAATGAAGGCAGCTCTTAAAATAGTAGATGGTAAATCAGAAAAGCTTACAGAAGGATACATTAAAGTAACTAATCCATTTACAGGAGTTGATGACATTGGGCATTGGGCTGGTCCGAAAGCTTGGAGAAACGAACTAAACAAAATGATGAGAGATGGCAATATCTCTGATAAAGATTATAAAGTATTGTTTTCTGTAGCAAATGAATGGACTCAAAAGCTTGAACCATTTACAGGTTCAAGAGAAATTTATGACGGATTTGTTAAGTTTTCTTCAGAGTATAGGGATGCGTTAAAATCTTTAGGTTATGATTCAATACAATATGTAAATAAATCTGAAGACCCTGGAAATTTAAGTTACATTCTTTTGTCTGAAGATCAGTTTAAAGCTTCTAGTTCATTTACATTTACTTCTGGTGTAAATGCTATAAAGGATGCTAGGATTGCATCAGAAAGTCCATCTAAAAATCTTCCAATAATGAAGAAGATTAATGATGCATCTAAGGAGCAGGGATTTAACACAAGAAAAGCGCAAGGAAAAATAACACAAGCAATAAAAACTTTGCAAAGAGCTGTTGAACCTTTGATGACTCTTGAAGGATACGATGAATTAGAGACTCAAAGAATGCTTACCAAAGGTGAGATAGGCAAATGGCATAATCAAGGCAGAGTTATATTTGATGTTATATTTCAAGCTACTCCTCAAGAAAAGAAGGAGATAATAAAATACTTTGAAACAAGGGATGCATCTCCAGATAAACTCCCAAATAGAAAAGTTAATGTAGCTAAACTTCCTACCGTTCTTAGCGGAACCAAGGGGACAGGAAGGTTATCAGAAGAAAAATCTATTAGGGATTCAGTTGTTGAGGCTAAGAAACAAATTGAAAAACTTGGTTCTGATTTAGTTGCTGCTGGCCTTATTACACAAGACCAGTATTCTCAGTGGAGGGGTAAGTATCTTCCTCGCGTATACTTTGAATATCTTGAGAAAGGTGACAGGATACCTATGGGTATTGGAACTAGCCAAATGAATTACACAAAGGTTAGGTCTGCTCATGAAAACTTTTTAAAGGATGTTGTTGATGGTAGAATAGAAGACCCTGCTTTCTTGGCGGGAAGATACGTATCTATGGCGGGAGCTGATTTAGCTACTATCAATTACCTTTCTTTTTTGGCTGCTGATACAGGTAATAATGGCTGGGTTCTTCCAAATCAAATAGTTAAATACGATAATATAGAAGGAACTGTTGGGTTTTGGAATGAAAAAGTTAGTGCAATAATGAGGAATGCAGCAAAGGAGAGAGGACTAAACAATAACGAAAAAGCTATTTCATACGAAAAAATTGCTAATGAAATCCAAAAAGAAATTGATAAGGTAACTGCTAATAAAATTGTAGCTGATTCTAAAAAGTATAAACAAGTTCCTAACAATCCTCGTTATGGAGCTATGCGTGGGCTGTATGTTAGAAAAGAAATTATTAATGATGTGATTGGATCAGAACAGCTTTATACTAATAATGAATTTCTTAACGGTGCATTGGCTTATTCTGCAAAGGCGCAGAAGGTATTTAAATATACAAAAGTTCCAATGAACATTCCTACGCAGGCAAGAAATATTATATCAAATATAGTTTTGATGGATGTATCTGGCACAAACTTTTTAAAGATACCTGGATTAATAAGTAGAGCTATTGCAGACATCGCAAGCGATGGAAAGTATGCTCAGCTTGCTAGGAAGTATGGAATTGAAAGCACCACATTTACCTCTGAAGAGCTTGTTAATATTGATGCTCAATTTAATAAGATAAAAGCTAAAGAGGATAGCTGGAGCGGTATGTGGGCAAGATCAAAAGTTTTCTTTAATGATTATGTGGATGTATTTGGTAGGACTTACCAGAAGACAGAGGTTATGTTTAAGGTAGCTAAGATGATTGACTTTATGGAGAATCATGGAAAGTCTGAATCTGAAGCGGCAAGACTAGCTAACGAAGCTCTTCTTGATTATAGTAATGTATCTCAAGCCGTAAGGGTTATAAGAACAATGCCTTTGGGTTCTCCATTTATTACTTTTAATCTTAAAGCAGCCTCTCAGATGGTTAGAAATATGAAGAATCATCCTATTGCTGTTGCTAAGTATGCCGCTATTCCATATGTAGTTGCTCAAATGCTGCTTGAAAATAATTCCGAGCTTGAAGAGGATGACATTCCAGAGATGAAAAAACTTGTTGCTGATTACATGGAGAAGAATGCAACGTCACTTATACTTCCTTGGAAAGATCAAGATGGTAGGATTAGGGTGTTTGATATGGGATACTTCTTGCCGTGGGGAGCTCATATAAACATGATGAAGAATCTTTATCAAGGCGAGTTTGGAGAGGCTGCTGCTGCTCCAGGATTTTTTGGAGGGTGGATGGGGGCTCCGATAGGTATGTTAACTAATGTCGATCCATTTACTAAACAAGAAATTACAAATGATGCTGACCCTCCAATGCAGCAGTACCAAGATATGACTGCATTCCTTCTTAGTTATATGATGCCTCCTATGTTTATGCCTAGAAATAAATCTGGTGATGTTATTGGCAATGGCGGGCAGTTAATTAAAACCATGATGGCTGTTGATTTTATGGATGGTAATGTTGATGCTGATGGACTTCCTAAATATAGTGTACCAGAGTCGTTAATATCTTGGGCTGGATTTAACTTTTCTAAGCTCAGTGACGAAACTGCTCAAAGAAAAATTTACTTTAAAAGTTTAGAAGTTAATAAAACTTTTTCAAGACTTAAAAAGCTTTTAAAAGACCCTAACATAAGCGAAGAACAAAGACAAAGATTAATATCTGAATATACAGCTAACGCTCTTAGGATTCAGACAGAATTACAAGAGATGCAGAATGCTTATGCAAAGGTAAAAGATGTCTTATAAGTATGTAGAAGTAGAGTGGTTGGATATTATTTCTACGGCTGGGTGGGAAAAGTCAGAGGAAACTAAGATGCCAGTGTTTTGGTCATACGGATACCTTATTAATCATGATGATGAAGAGGTGCGTATAGCAACAACAAAGGATGAGGATAATGAGTGGTTTGGTATTACTGTAATACCGAATGGTTGTGTAAAAAAAATAACCCCCCTTGTTACAGGGGGGCTAATAAAAGATTTTAAAGAAACAACATAACAAGACATGATGAGAAAAATATATAACTTGCGTACCATAGTATTAAGTATATAGTATCTTTTAACATCTGTTATTCCACTTCTTAATGGCGGATTCTTTTTGAGATTCTACCTTGGGATGAAAGCTAAAGAATACAGAACATTTTGCACACCCTAGCAAGAACTTGCCTATTGATGGCTTTGCACCACAGAAAGGACAAGGCTTCATGTGTAATCCCTCAGTAGTTTGCGCTGAGTTACAGCGTGAATGTCATCGTAATATCCCTCCCCATCTAGTCCGTTTAAAGTAACAACTCCCCTCCACCAATTGTATTCAGTATCTCTACACCAACTTTCTGAGTAGTGTGGATGTGAGAAGCATCCTGCGCTTAGCCCGAATATCTTTTGACCGTCTGGTCGTGTTTGTTCTGCGTGATTATACAAGTGAGAATGTCCTTGCACCGCTGAGCAGTGCAGCTTAGAAACTAATTGATGTCCAATGTGTGCTGAACTAATAGGTCTGCCTGCTACACCAGATGTAAAGTAATGGGAGAAGTTTATTCCCTCCAGGGATAAGCATCCCTTAAATGGAGTTATCTTCCACCCATTCTTTTCATAGTGTAGGTCTTTCATTGAAATAGCGCCCTCAAGTTCAGGAGCAGAGTTAATTGCTCTGTCTATTCTATCCTCATGATTTCCTAGACACATATGCATTTTAGGTTTGTATTGTTTCTCTTTTCTTTTTCTTTTGTTCTCATTGAACTTCTTAATAGGAGCAAACAGTTTATCCTGGGCATCTAGTATAGAGTCTACGTCCTTCTTGTATCTCCTACCTTCAAACCCTTTAGTTCCTTTATCGTATGATGAGAGGCTAGGCATATCGCCAAAGTCTCCTAAGCATACAATAATATCTGGCTGCTTATTTACTATGAACTTACCTAATGCTGTGAACCTATCGTTGTCATACTCAGGTGCTGCGTGACAATCTGGTATTACTAATAGATTTTTCTTCCCTTTCACTCTATTTCTCCATTATATTTATATGCCGCATACTCCACTAAGGCATTGCTCTTCACTGTTGTCTTCATAGATAACACCACGCTTAGCATGGGCTTCCTCGTAAGGCACTGATGTAATTGGTTGACCACCTCTAGCTCCATCAGGGTACACAGTCAGACCGCGTAGTCCACTAGCATACTTAGCAATAGTAGTAGCATATTTATCTACAGTATGTTCTCCATTTAGTTCTGTTCCCCATGCTGGCAGGTTAATGGTGCTGCTAATAGCGTGATCCACATATTTTTGTAGCTCATATTGAAATTTAATTCTACGCTCTGGATCAGATGCCAAGTCAACAGCAGACTCAATCTTATCTGGATTAATACCTCCGTCAATTAAGGCTTGGGCCGTACCGTCAACGACAAATTGATGCTTCCATCTTGTTCCATCTGTAAGGTAGCGTCTGCGGTATGCCACGGCGTAGATTGGTTCCACACCAGAGGTCGTTCCGGCGAGGATGCTAATAGTCCCTGTCGGAGCAATTGCTCTGTAGCCTTTAGGACGTTTGAGAAAAAGTCTGTCGCAATGCTGGTCAGCGGATCGTTTGCTTTCTCGTTCATATACTTTCATCCATTGTTTTAGTTCATCAGTCATTTCATATCTAGAGTTACGTTTAAGTAACCACTCATGCATTCCCATAAGACCAAGGCCAATACGGCTGTTATCTCTCCTTACCTTGGCTATTTTTTCATACGGTAGTTGCGCTCTGATAAGTCCGCATACCAAGAACTTACTAGCGAGGTTAACCACATCGCTAAACTCTTCGATTGTTTCAATGTTCGCCAGATTAACAGAGCCAAGGTTGCAGACATCACTATCATCTTCACTTGTAATTTCTGTGCAAGCATTCCTAAGCGTTTCATTTTGTTTATCTCCAAAGTTAAATGAGAATCCAGGTTCTCCAGTCATCATAGCCTGCTTAACATTCTCAATGAACACAGGATTCATTTGGTCTTTTAACCACGCATCATCATAGTTAAGAGAGATGTTCATCATATCTAATGGAGCAGGAAAGTTAAAGTCTGCTTTTTTTAAGTTAGCTAGCGTTGTATCACCAACAATTTGATCATGCCAGTTCTTTGCTTTGAGTAATTGTGTTGCATCTTCATGCTGCCAGTTCATGCTACCGTATAGTGCAGAACGACGGCTACCACCCTGCATTACATTCCTACCAACTTCGTTTAAAGTGTACAGCAGAGGAATAGGCCCAGATGCTACACCACCTGTTCTTTTTAGTCTCCGTCCGGATGGCCTTGCTTTGGATATATCTACACCTATCCCTCCTCCTGTCATAAGACATGACATTGCTCGTTGCGTAACTCCAGCCCATTCTTCTCTTGAATCCTCCTCAAGTCTTAGAAGGTAGCAGTTGTTGTAGAATCTAGCATCTCTTCCTGCATACCATAGATAGCGACCTCCAGGAATAAACTTAAACTCAGCAATGTACTGAGCAAGCTGATCCCTTTCAGTCTTTTCCATAAGATTGTTCTTGGCTCCATTGAAGTCACCGCATACACTGTTGACTACGGCATGAGCTTTATCACTCCATGTCTCATATTCAGTAGATGCATATTTATTTTTAAATATATCTTCACCAAGTTGTGTTTTAAATTTCATTCACTTTATCCAATTTAATATCATTAATACCTGTGCTACCAAAACCTCCTTCACCTCTTATGTAACTTACTGCAGCTCCCTCCTTAATAACTGGTGATAGGTAATAAGAAAATACCATTTGAGCAATCCTGTCTCCTCTTTCAATATCAAATGGAGTAGGACCTGAGTTAAACAACAATACCTTTACCTCTCCTTTATAGTCAGGATCAATAGTTCCTGGAGAGTTTAAAACAAATACACCATGTTTGTTTGCTAATCCACTACGGGTTCTTATCTGTGCTTCAATTCCTACTGGAAGGTGTAACTTAAATCCTGTACGGATAAGTTTTCTATCCAACGGTCTAATGCATTGGTCCTCTGCTGAGTAAATATCATACCCAACAGAGAACTCGGTTGCTCTTTCCGGCGCAGAGTAAGCAATGTCCATCAAGTCAACTTCTATTTTTTCGCTCATTTATATACTTTTCCTTTAGGTTATTTTCTTTTGCATATTCCATGTACTCTTGCAAAGTGCATCCAGAATGGTGTTTAAAACATTCTGCCCAAGAACTAAATTTAGAAATCGGTTCTCTTGGATTAGCATAGATATGTCTTGCAAGGAAATAGATGATCTCATCTCTAGGCTCACCCTTAGAACGGTATGTCATCGGCAGCTACCTGGCTGCTAATAGACGCCATCTCTGCTTTAGCAGATGCTGGAACCTCTCGCTTACCTTCCGGTGCTGACCCCTCTACTTCCTTGTATGCATCAGGACTGTTAATCATCTGCAACTGATAACCCTTAATGTCAGTTGTGTATTTTTCTACACCGCTCTTATCAGTATACTTACGATAATCAATTGATCCTTCAACGTACAGATTTGTACCTTTGGTTACGTAGTTATCTACTACCTCGGCCTGTTTACCAAAGAAGACTACATTGTGCCAGTCGGCTTTTTTGTATTCTCCGTATCCTGATTCAGTTACCATAGAAACCTGAGCAATTTTGCTATCGTTCTTAGTGGTACGAATGACTGGGTCTTTCCAGACATTGCCAAGGATGATTGCTTTGTTAATTCCTTTCATTGTTTTCTCCGTGTCTTTCTGGCCAATACTTCTTTACATTTTTCCAAACGATTAAAGATGATTCAAATATAGTCCAGTATCTATTTAAGTCATCATTATTCCACTCATGAAATACTACTACTCCAGGATTGTTTGCACTAATAAATACATTAGCAATTCTTTTAGGAGGTGCAGGCAATGCTCTTTCATAAGCGATCAATTGGTAAGCCATTGATTCGTATGCCAATTGTTTGCTACCAGTATTGAATTCTTTGGTCTTGAAGTCAATGACCCATTCATCTGATACCAAGTCTATCATACCTCCATAACCTTTCTGAAGATTACATACTACCTCTTCTGATCTCCACTTTTGATCGCCACAGTTTATTTTTAATAGTGCATCTACCGCATTAAAGATTTCAGCATCTGCACCGGAAGGCTCTAATTCTTTCTTAAAGCAGGACTCTAACATATCATGTATCCTACTACCTCTTTCAGATGCTTCTACAGTTTCTCGCTTGCTTTCTTCAATAACCTTGGCTTTCCATACGTCAACATCAGCAAAACTTCTATCTACTGTAGCAGCAGCCTCAATAGTTTTGTTGATCTTCCAATTGTCAAGCCCTGGCTTTGCTAAAATATCTAGGACAGATGTAACAGACGGCATCCATCCATGTTTCCTAGCATCTCTCAGCGTTGTTGCTCTAGTCTTTCCGTTCTTTCCTTTAACGAAATGACAAGGCTCACCTTCTCTGTTGTACCAATGCATTAGATACTCCTATATCTAAAATCTCCAACTATACCTTCGCTCCAGTCCCATTTCTCTTCTCCATTAGTTCATCGAAACCTTCCGGTGTAGCCCACACAGCAGCCTTCTTATTGCGATCAAAAGCATTGGGGTGATACAGATATCTTCCAATTCCAAAGAGAACTGCTGCTCGTTTGAGGGCGTCTGAGATACCTCCTTTTGCACCTTCTATATTAGAATCATCGGCACCATCTGATTTAGTAATCCATTCACCATCAATCTTAACTGATAACTCACAGATCATACGATCACCAATCCACTGGTACTTGGTCTGCCAGTTAGCAACCCCAACAGTATCATCAAACCTATCCATTACATCTCGAGCTGTGATGTACGCTAACTCAGCGCCACCTCCACCCTTACGCCAACGAATCTTTGACTCAGGGAACGGTCTCTTTAATGCCATCTCTATCTTATTCATTTCCTTTCCTTCTTTAAAGAATCTAGATACTCATGGTAATGATCTTCTTCATCTTCCTTTTGCATCTTATCTAACCACTCTTCATATTCTTCCTTGAATTGTTCTTCTTCTGTTACTTGCTGCTGTCTCCAACTCATAACTGATTGACCTCCCTGCTCATGGTTGTTGGGTTATAGAATCCAGCCTCAATCAAAACAGATTCAACTCTTTCCATATACTCAGCAAACTTCTCGACGCTAAGCCCTGATGTTTGTACTGCTACCTCTACTGCCTCTCCTTCTAGGTTTGTTATTGTGTTAGTCCCCAGGATTTGAACACACATGATGGAGTGCAACTCGTTAGCGGTGTACCCGATTTCATTTGCAGCCTCTCTAATAATGTGCCAGTACCTATTGTTCTGGTCAATAGACCTCTGGTTCTTTTTGTTATATGGTCTTATCAGAACTTCATAAGGTTCTTTGGAACTATTCTTTAGTTCTTTTATGTAATCAACACATCTATTCTTCTGATGTATATCATATAACTTGAACCGTTGTGTTTTCATTTATCCCTCCATTCTATTATACCATACTCAAATGCCCTGCCTATTGTCTGTAAGCACCATCTCATCTGAGTTTCTTTATCAATCGTACCATTGTGACAATCAGCATGGCAATTATAACATACCGGTAATGTGAAATAGTCTGGAACTTTCTTCCCCATTCCTGCACCAAGAGCCTGGACTCTAAGATGGTGAGCCTGTGAATCTTGTCCGCAGTATATACATGGTTGTTCCGCTACCCACTGAAGGTACTTCTTGTTCTTCACTTTACTCTCCGGTATGGATTAAATACTCTTTGTAGTTCTAACTCCCATTCTTCTATTATAGGTATTATATTATTAAAATAATTATATTTAATATGTCTATAAAATATACTTCTTTCATTCTTTATATAAATACCTCTTGTTCTGTCAGACATAGCCTTTCTTCCTAAGCCGAAACATAAGTCACACTTATATAGTTTGTCCATTATTATAACTTCTTTTCTTCCGTTACACTTAGGACATATGGACGGGTTAGTCATCTCATCTAATGCTAAACTTACTGTATTAAATATATCTTCTGGCGTTATTGTTTTATTCCATTTAAGTTTCATTGCTTCATCAAACAACGGCCTTAATAATTTGTTGCGCCATTTCTTTTCAAGACAATACTTGTACCTACCATAAGATGCTGCTATGTCGCTTGCTCTTGCTAGAGTAGCCGCGATATCCTCCCAAGGTGGACCACCTCTAGACTCAAGAACAGAGCTAGATTTAATTGTTAAATATTTAAGTGCTTCCAAACCAGACATCAAATATATCCCTATAGATTACTTTGTTTGGTTTCCTACTACCCATTATTTCTCCAGTTTCGTAATAGTTTTCATATGATTCGCATGCAAGTTTGTTCTCTGCACACCTTTTGTATTCAACACAAGGAATACAGGGAGGGTCCTCACTTGCTATCGCTCTTGCCAGATTAAAGTATTCACGTTTCATTTTAATTTCTCCCTAAAATCCTTAGCCCTAAAGACTATAAGTGTATCATCAAACGGCGCACCATTTTCCTTTATAAAAACTACAGGAACTTTACCATCCCTGGATGATGCTACCGCTTGCTCCATTGCTTCCTTGATCCATCCAGGTATTGACTTGCGATACTTGCATTCAATAGATAGACGATCACTTGTAACATCTGGCGCACTACCTCTTGACCTACCTGTGATTGGAACCCTATTAGATTTATCCCCTAACTCAGTAAGGAATTCACCTACCCAACGCTCAAACTTTTTCCATGTCTTATCCATTTAATACTATTGGTGGAACTTCTCTTGCAGCATTATATGGCAAGTGATATGTTCCAGTTCTCCAGTTGTAAGTTAATTCCCCAACACCTATTTTACCATCCTGCTTGAACCTAACCTTTTGGACATGAATCTCAATGATGCTACCTCCTTCAGCAGATAGGTCCCTCCATACGGTGATACAGTTATCAGACTTATCCCTCCATCTAGCAGAGCCACTGATATCATATGGAGTTGGGATAGGAATCTTTCCATTCTTATCACGATATAACTTGGCAGGATGGGCAACAATCCACAAATGTATACCATACTTTCTAGCAAATTGACGTACCCTCTTTAGTGCTACAGAAATATATTCTGTCTCAGACTGGCCATCTCTACGCAAGTGTTCAAGCTCATTCCACGGGTCAATAACAAGACCACGGATACCCTTTGTAAGCACCAACCTTTTTGCAGCATCTAAAATAACATCAATAGACCACTCCTTATCATCGTCAGGTAGAATCCAAGTGAAGTGTTTGGTCAGCCACTGCTTGCCATCTTCCAGTTCTTCCTTAGTCATGCATGGTGTAGGCCCATCGAAGAAAGGATGACCAACATATTTCTCTAGCACCCTAGCCATATGATCCTCAAGTGGTTGATTCTCTGGAGAAAAGATAGCGAAGTTCCAGCCCTGATTCTTTGCTACATTTACCATCATTGCATCTAACCAATTTGATTTACCACTACTGGGTATACCTGTTACTACTGTGAATGCACCTGGTCTAACTAAATAGTATGGGTCAACAGTCTTCCAACCTGTGCTTACACCCTTCTCAATGTCTCCCTCATAAAGCCTATCAATAGAGTCTGACATATGAGTAGCATCGTAAGTTCCCATGATTGGATATGGCTTAGCATGCTCAATGCATTCAGACAATACAGTCTTACCATACTTAACCAACACATCGTTAGCATCTTTGCATCCTTCAGGCCACACTACTCTATAACATTTATCCTTGCCTAGTCTGCGGGATAATTCATTCTCTAGTTTTGCTCCTGGCTCATCGTTATCAACAGCAATAACAAACCTTGAAACATTATTAAACTTCTCTGAGTGTAGCCACGGATCATTTAAGTAATCAAACTTAGAGGAGTAATCAGAACTGTTAACAGGTGGTGCTCCATCTGGCACACTAACACAAGTTCTAATCCCTGCCTCCCATAATGACAACTTATCTATCTCCCCCTCAACAATAACACAATGTATATCATTACCTTCAATGTCATCAATGCCATAGAATCCACGCTGTGCTCCCGCCTCTAAACGAAAGTTCTTCTTTGCATCTCTATACTTTACGTTTATTAACTCACCATTCTTGTAATATGGAAAAGCAATAGAGTTAGACAACGCCTCTATCTGTGGCATATAAACTTTACGCTCATTGATCTTGGTTTCTTCTAGAGTTGTTTCACTTATTCCTCTATCTGAAAACCATTTAACAACTTCAGGGCTAAGCGCAGTAATAGGTAGTGGATCAGGCTTAGTGAACTTAGGCTTCCTCCAATGCAGTGATACATTGTTACCATTGGTTCCATTGCTAAGCGTTCCTGACCAACCACAGTGATGGCATAACCACACACCTTCATCTACATTTACAGACAAGCAAGGTGCTTTCTTCTTCCTACGTTGAGAAGAACATTCTGGACATTGTGTATTTACCTGGCCAGCTGTGCTACGAGCCGGTATCTTTATACCAAAATCACTAAATGTTTTCATTTCTTTTTCCTGTTTCTTATCCATTCACATACTGCTGATTCAAGTTCTTCTTTGGTATGAAATTCTCTATCATCTACATATCTATATGTGATGCTGTCTGATACCATGAACTTCCATCTCTTACCATCAGCGGTACGGTTTCTCTCCACTCTATGAGTGTCATCCCCTTCTATTCTACCAAACATAAAGGCTGATCCCTTTCCCCATTTAATGAACATCTTCTGGACGCTCTACCCCAGGTGGTGTCATCGCAGGAATTCTTCCTAACCTTTCCTTAGCATCCATCATTTCTCTATGAGCAATTATAACAGATACCAATGCATTGGCTTCTTCCCAAGTAAGATATATTTCAGCCTTATCTTGCGATAAAAGAATACAAGAATTTTCATCATGCTCAACACTCAACAATAAACCTTTATACAAATCATGTTTATCAATGTACTCTAAATCTAAAGACATTTAATTTCTCCTATATATATTATAACATACTCAATGGCTTGTCATAGCAACAATATCTTCTACACTTTTAATTAGATAAGATAATTGATCATCAAGAACATTAACTTGGTCTGTTAGTTCATCAAGATTATCTTGTAGATTATCTAATCTTTTGTCTATATCAGACTTAAGAGTTGATTTTCTCCAAGCATAATTGTACCCATCTAAATTAGCGTTACTCATATTGAACCTCCAAAAGGATTGTTATCTGTTTTTTCCATTATACCATACGACTGAATAACATCGAACCCTCTCATTCTTAGGCGGGTCATATCATTCATAATCGTATCATCTTTACCATCATCAATACTACATGATGTTTCATCCAGTAAGAACATAAGTATATCATGATCCTCATCAGTAAGTTGTACTGAGTTATCAAACATTTGCGTTTGTGTCATGTCTCTCTTTCATCCTTGCTAGGTTAGGCCCAAAACAACTGGCTGGAATATCACCAACAATACTTAGTGCTAACTTCTCTGATTTAACCAATTCTTCCGGGCTTCTAATAAACCTGGCAACGTGCAGTCTACGAATCATGCCAGAGTTTGGAGCAGCACCATAAGCCTGCAACTCAGATGGTCTAAACATCTCTAAAGCCATATGGTAAAGCCCTGTTTTTATACCCCTAAAGGTAGCATACAGTTGGTTATACTCAATAAGAAAATCACTATCCAGTCTGGCTTTAGTCATCTCTTTAACGTGCTTTGATTCCAACTGATCCTTAATCGGCTTATCTTCAGCGAACTTTTTATCGCCTCGCTTTATCTCTTTAGCACCCTTAACATCACCATTCTTACAGAACCTGATGATATCATCTTTCTTTTCAAACACTTTACTCACTTCATAATTAGTGCGCCTAACATCAGACTCATCCTTATCATAGATAAAATATCTTTTATCTCGACAATCATAATAGTGAATATTAGGTGGCAGCACAGATAGAATCTGTTTGTGTAGGTTATATACCCAATGCCTTCCGCCTCTGGACATAGAAAAATCTACCTCAATATCCCCATCATCATAGTATTTTATCTGAGTCTGCGCTGATCTTGGATCATCTTCTTCCGGAGCATTGTCATGATAATTCCTGCTCTGCATATCAGCCTTGAAAGCATACCCATCATCCTCTCTAATAATAAAGAAGTTCTCATGCTCAAGTCTTGCTATCTGAATCTCATAATCGTAGTGTTTTTTGACACCATCCAGGCCAGTGCTAAAAGTAGAATACCTATAATCATCATGCATTAAAGACATATTATTCCCCTATTCAATAGTTATTACTTCACCGAAAGGACACAGAGTATCCTTCATACCATAGTTTACCCATATCACTGGGTAATCTGGTTCATACTGAGGAAACGAACCATACAAATCTGTGAAATATATTAGCACGGCTGGGTCCTCATCGTTCTCAATGACCCAATCAAACGCAGGCTCAAAGGCTGTACCACCTCTACCAACTACCTCTAGTGCATCAGGTAGATCATCCTTTGAGAACCTTCGTATATGATTAACGTCAGTATCCACATCCATAATGATAAGCTCATCGACATCACAGTCCTCCACTACTGATACTATCTCAGACCAAGCCTCAATCAATAGATCAGTATTCATTGATCCACTTGTGTCAACCGCAAAGATAATTTTCCGCAGTCCATCAATCTTTGTTATGGATGGAAGATATAAATCCTTGCCTATGAACCTACGATTGGGGCGTCTCCATGAATGTTCATCCCTCATTGGTTCAGTAGCAAGAGCATATAACTTATCTCTCCAGTCTACCTTTGGATTGCGTATCTCATTGATTAGTTCTTTGAAGTGACCTGGGATAGTACCTCTTTTCTTACTGCAAGCATTTGCTGCTGCAATAATTTTAGTCTTCCACTTGTTCTCAGTCTCTGACTTGTCTGCCTCGCTCTGACTTTCACCATCTTGAAAATACCCAGTGCATGGCATATCACCAAGACCTTTAATAGTGATCCGCTTTGCGTTCTTAATAAGATCATCATACACCATGTCAGTATTCCAAGTCTTATCATACTTCTTATCAAGAAGAACATCAGCAGGAGGTTTCATTCCCTCATCAACAAGCAACCGATTGATAACATAATCACCTGCCATATTCCATATGGTATGGTCACGAGCGCCCCGTCTTGTTAGATGAAAGAAAGCAGGATGCATAGTCTCATGCATTAAAACAAACTTGAGGTCATCCATTCCTAAAGTCTGGATAAACTCACCATTATAGTAGATAAACTTACCATCAACAGCAAACGTAGAAATACTATTGTCCTCTTTGATTGGCATAGACAAAAGCAAATGCCCAAAGAATGGGAAGTCCATCAAGCATTGCGCTCTTGCTATCTGTAACTTACGTTCAATATCCATATGTTCCGTCCAGTTTAGACATCGTTTGATCAAAGGTTTCTTCGCTACAAATATAACCTATCACCTTATTGATATGTCGATAAGCCTCCTTCTGTTTTGTCTCATTACCTCTCAAGTCATGAGCATAGAGATACAGATTCTCTTTCATATAGGTTTCTAAATCTGTCAAAAAAGTGTCATCAGTAAAATTCAATCCACTAATTGAGTCGATTAGATTCCTAAGTGATTCCATCCTGGTATCATACACTGTCACCCTGTCAGATGATAGTATATTTTTGAGGCCATGCATCTCACTCTCAATCCTATGAGTGAGTAGTTCCTTCATCTTTTCCATGCTCTTGGCTACGCTATCATGCACCTCTTTGCGTATCCGTTCAGCCTCAAGTTCACCAACTGAAGCCCTCAAATCCATGTTGTGTTCCTCTGGAATAGGTCTGAGGTACTGCTCCATCTTGAATCTATCAGTGAACTCCTCAACTGTTGGATAGTCTGATGCATCAAACATACCACCCTTCTTGTTGAGTCTGATCTCTGCCTCATCAAGAGCCTCCTGATACTTGCCATTCTTTAAGGCTTGTACCTCAGAATCCCACAAAGATTTCTGATTGCGCCAAACCTTTGCAAAATCCAGGATTTTCTTGTTCGGTAAGATAAATACACCACCACTCTCATGCAACCACGGTAACGTCATGGTTTTAATTGTTGAGTTTGGTGCTTCAACCATCTTGGATTTGATATTCCTAAATGGCTGAAGATACTTAGATGAGATTGTAATCTTGTTAAAGTTACCAGAGTCACGACTACCTCCCTTCACATTGTAATCACTGGCAACTTTCTCCGATATATCTCTGTCTACCTTACGTCCGGAAGGGATAGACAACGATACACTTAACAGCATACCTTTCTTAGATAATGGCATTGTGCCTCCTATTTATCCGCCAAGTAATACATCCATATTATGGTTAGCCCAATCAGTAAACTCCTCTGTCTCTGCAATCTCAGGAGTAATCTTCCTGGCCTCAGTTATACTTGTTACAGCATACTCAGCAGGCAACCTATCAAGATAAGCCATGATGTTCTTCATGTTATCAGGCTTCATCCAGTAAGCAAGAGAGTAAGCGATAGCATATTGAGCACTAGGATTCTCAGGAACCATTGCTTTCTTAGGCTCTTTGATTACCTGTTCTGGATCAGGAACCTGATCTGCTACCTCCTCATGGCTAACGAACTCAGCAGCAGCACCCTCGCCTACCAATCCAGAGTACAGTTGGAACTTGATAGAACTAGATGGGCTAGTGCCTCTGACTTGAGATAACTTTTCCCACTGTCTAGGCGAGCACCATGCCCATGATCCACCCTTATCAGGGCGCTTATGAGCCAGGTGAGCGTGAGTTTTAAGGAACGATGTAACCATTGGGTCAACACCTTTGGCTGTGAAGTGACTGAGCAATTCAGAAACATCGAGCGTAACCATGTAGTGCATGAACCTGTTTTGCAGAGCATAAGAAAGTCCACGATTAACTCCACCGTGTTCCTTCTTATTCATCATGGCTACGATGTGCCAACCCTCTGGGAATACGTAACTCCCAACCCTCTTCTCAAGAATCAACTGTTGAGATGCAGTGATAGTTGCTTGCGACCCATCACCAAACTCATCAAGAATGAATAGACCCTGTTCACCATCACGATCTACGTTAGGCAACATAGATGGTATGGCAAACTCAGTGAACCCATCGCGAACAGTAGGCACACCACTCAAGTCTACTGGATCAAGTTGAGATAATCGCACATCTTTCACCGCGCCGTACTTCTCCATACCATACTTGGTGACAGCCTCAGTCTTGCCAATTCCTGACTCACCAGAGAACAAGCATGATATACCAAGACCAGTGGCAACATCCAGTATTTCTGGTATCTGACTAGGTGTAATAGTAACTTCAGACATAATATATCCTCAGTGTATTGAAAATGAAGGCCCATAGGATGCGATGACAAGCAATGAAGCGCACTTATCCTTCGCTACGTTGCATGATATGTGGGGGCTACGATCATCAGGGCCTAGTCGATAGACTGTAACCTCTTTCCCATCATGCGTCTCTTTCACTGGCATAGCACTACTTATAAGGTCATCAAATGAGATAACAATATCTTCATCATCATACACACTCATTTTTGATGTCCTCCCAGGTTTTGTTTGCATCTACAAGATACTGCGCCTGCTCTTCTAACTGCTCATGCGTCATTAAAACCTCTCTTTTACCGGTGTACTTGGCTTTGATAGCATCCTTTCTATCCATTTCCTGCACTACCCCGGCAAACTTCTTGATTACCTCGGCATTGTGCCCATGAAACACCTTGTTTTGAAAAGTAAATACCATTTACAGTTCCTCGTTTGCACCATAAGGTAGGTGCGTTACCACTCCGTGAGTGTCACGGAATTTAAACCTTACTTTCTTTTGAAGTGATGAAACTCTGGAGTATTACCAAAGTAAAACCTTCCATCTTTACTCATATTCCAGGGATTAGATACCTCTTTATAGTGAGGCATCAAATCATCACCGCGATCAATAGCCTGTTTTACCGCTCGTCTTTCTCGTTTATGGTTGGATACCTTGTCCTTCTTTTCAGATTGGCTTTTGGTTGACGCAATTATAAATGTTTTTCTTACTGATCTGGTCATGCATTACTCTCCTGTCAATTTTTACCATGTGAATATCTTTTGTTTAGGCCAATATAACTCAGGCTCTGGTTCATAAGTATCCCAGAACTCACTGTACAAAGGAGGATCTTTGAAAGCCTTCAATTTTTTACCATGTGAATATCCTTTTCTAACTACAATAGGATATCTCATGCCATCAATTCTATAACTCTTTCCAAAGTTTACATTTGTTATAGTCTGCCTGGATACATTAAACATTTTTGCTATATCATCAAACATAGTTCCTTCTCTTAGTTCAATATATATCTCTTCAATTTGATCTTCATTAAGTTTACAACTGTGAGATTCAAATGGTTTGTATTCACGTTTAGGATATTTACGATACATTCTTGCGTTCCTCTGCTAAATTCTATATCTGCACCTTGAACCAGTCAGGCCTGGTTGCAGGCCACTTCCAAGATGCAATGTGTGCTTTGCCACCACAGTAGTAATTTCTGTACGCTTGCACTGTATCACTGTGCTTGTACTCGTCAGGCATACATTGAGGAGGCGGGATAAAGCCGTCATCAGGCATATTATCTGGCACTTTACGCAGTGCATCAAGCAATTCACCTGATTTATGCGGTGGTCTGTGGGGATATCGGCGCAATTTCTCAGCAAGTAGCGCCTCAAAATGGGAAATTAACCACTCATAGTGTGATTTTGAGGACCGTGCCCACACTGTAGAGGGGTGATTTAGGTGTGCAACCTTGTACAAATCGTGCTGATCTGCGTAGCCGTCACCGTCCAGGTGCCTGTGTGCTGTGCACAATATCTGTGCAGTTTCCAACGGCATCTTGACTATGTGCTTGTTGACTTGGCACACAGCAGATACAGCAGGGTCAGTATGTAAGAAAAAAATATTCATCTATATCTACCTATTCATTAGGTATAGAAGTATAGTACATATCACAGTTATCTGGCATACCCCTAACAATACAGAACTGGTATACCTTCCACCAAAAATCATGCTTCCATGTTAGTTCATCATCTACGCAAGGGATAGATTCAAAATGCTGATATGCATGATCTCCAATCACAAACATCACATCATAATACACCGACTTGAACCCAACTTTTTTACTCTCCATTAAACATCTCCGATGCTTTGTTAATAAAATCAATCACTTCAGTCACATCCAAGTGACCTATCACAACATCATCCGAGTCATATTCAACACCATCAACACGAATTCCCATTTGATGCTTATCAGTCCATGCCATAACTTCAGCAGTTTTAGAAGTCCAAGTCCTGTTTTTAATAGGATCAAAAACATTAGACTCATCGCGTCTTGTGCAATAGTATCCTGGCCCCCACTGAACAGAAACGTGTACTCCATTAGCGAGTTTCATATGAAATCCCTTGTTGTGTGTAGACGTAAACATAACTATCTCCTGTTGAATGACTTAACTCCCTTACCCATGTTGTGGGCAAGATACCAATACAAATCAGACTGCATCTTACTCAATAAATAATTCTTATAGCACAATGCATTCTTTTTGTCAGCGCAATGGACCATCTCACGCTCAGAACCATCAGGATCAATACGAACTATCATGTACCTACCCTTGTACCAACCCTCTCCATACCTGATCTCAACTTTAGCATTAAGGGCTAGTTCCATATTACTTTTCCTCTTTTTTCTTTGGGGGTGATGGAAAGTACCTTACAATTCTCCATGTTTTTCTTACTGGTTTATACATATTCCATCCTTCTGGCACAACATAAGAGCCAATTTTACGCTCAGTAGTCATCATTATCTCCACAGTTTCATAAGTTTATACTGACCAAAGACCAATGCACCAAAGCCCACAAAGTAGGCCAAGAACAACACAATATCTACAAACATACTGTTCCTCCTGATTTTATGCCCCTGAGACGCTCTGTAAGCCTCTCTGAGAGCCGTTAAGACATGACCCTATACCACCCTACTAGGTAGGCTAGGTTACTCACTCACCCAGCCCTCCCCGCAATACCCCAGGTGAGCAGTTTTGCATTTATCGTGAGCCGTCGACTAGGGATGGCCTGTCATTATGTTGCCGACCGTAGTGCCAGCGATATGTACCATCTGCAACCCCGATCTAAATGCCTGTCATACTCAGGACAGTTTAGCGCGTGTCCATTCGGCCTACCTCAGTTTTTATCCCTCGGATTATAGAACCCCGACGATTACAGGCTCGACGGTCACCAGAAGTGGGGGAATCTACTACCCAATACCCCTGGCATAGTGTTTACTGGTACGCACTGAGTGAGCAGTTTACCAGGATGAAGTCATACTCAGGACTTAGGAATTCGGTGAACCGTTGCACATCTGACGGGTAAATCGACCCTTCACCCACGGTTCTACAAGCATCTGGGTAGTTGGCAGTTTATCGCCGTACCTAGGCGGAGCAGTTTAACTCTAGTCATACTCAGGACGAAATTAGTGGGCCTTTTTAGATGGTATACCCCATCACAGTCATGCCCAGGACTGGTGATACCCGGCATTAGATGCCCTATCTACTGGCCCTCCGGAAGGTCTCAGAGGTATCACTTGTAGTTGACTGCTTGAGGGATTACCCTATCGCTAGGGTAACCCGCAACTTAGGCTGCTCGGTGCAACCACTCTGGAGTATCGTCAGAGAAAGATTCCTGACTTACACCAAGACCCACCTCTTTCATGGTGGATTCTAGTGCTACAAACTCGTCATAGGCATCCTCAATCTGACTCTTAGCCTCATCGCTATGACTGGCTATCTGAGTATTCAACTGCCTAAGCGCCCTCTTGAGCATCCATGAAGGCATCTCAGTGTCTAACTCAAACTCATACCAACGCTGAGCCTCAAGTCTTGGAAGCGGAAAAATCTCCTGACCGCTATCCTTAGTGAACGTAGAATTCTTCGCCTTCTTGAAGCGATTGTTCTTAACGTCCCAGTTAAGGCCACAAGTCTCGGAAACATACCCGATAAACTTCTGCTTGTTTACACCATTGCATTTGGTGATACCAGACCCAAGATTGGTCAGATACGTGCTATCGCCGTGAAGCCAGTAGTGATACATCGCGCTAACTGCTAACTCATGCACACGATCCTGCATAGTCATGATCGCTTTTACAGCACGTTTGATCGCCGTAGCGAGAGTCTTGCCATCTTTGATGATTTCCATCGTTACAGTTCCTCTGTTTGAGATTGCGGACTACGGATGTAATCCCTCAAACAGTCTCCCCTATCGCGCTCTACATGACCAGGATTCCCCGCCCAAAGTCGCTGACCCGCCATGATATGCTGGTGTCCTAAGAATGGTTCACGGGCATTTGCTCGCTTTTCCCTCACCCACCAATAGACCTTCTGACATCGCAGGGCTCACCACCCCGCTTCCCGAAGTCGTCATCAACCCCCCATCGCAACGCGCTAGGGCTGAATATTCCCAACAGGCTATGACCTATCGACACACAATGCAACGATTCCTCGCTCGGTTACTTCACGGTATGCCATCGCCTAGACTTCGTTATGAGGTACTTCTAAATCCTCGCGACTGCGTTAGACCCGGCAACGGATCACTCATCATACTGACTGGCTTTAAGGGCGAGCCCACAGTCTCCCGCTAAGGCGTACCATTCCATAACCGATACACATCGGTTTACGGTACAAATTGACTCCTAGACATTCTTTAGCGTCCGCTAGGCCGGACTAGACTCTTTGAGACTAGAGGGTCATACAGCACCCTCTACTGTCAACCAGTCTTCCTGGCGTACCCGTCGCCTTTTTTGCGACCCGTTTTCTGCCAAATCCTAATTCGACGGTTCATCTCGCTTTCTTGAAGGCGAGGCAGTCTGTGGCTAGGCTTTCGCGTGTCGCGTTTCGCCTTGCATACCTGCTTCTCTGCCTTAGTCCCTGCAATCTGTCGAATCGCTGGGGTGCCGATCTTACCGCCGTCAGCACTCCGAAAGACCTGACATTCTGCCGGTACTTCGTAGCGAGTCCCGTCGCTCATGGTAATAAACATAAGCGCGACTCCTTATTGTGGCTTCAGCCCGTCGCCTCAGCCAGTGACTACACTTTAGCACAACCACCAGAAAATGCAAGTCCTCCCAACTTTTCTGCTCAATAAGAAACCACTAATATACTTATACTGGGCGAGAAGGGTGTAGAAAATTAGAATATTCTAATATTCGAAGGTACTCCGAGGGGCCGACCGGGGCGATCCAGGACTGGGAATCCTGATCCGCACCCGCATATATATAAATAAAAAAACGACACTAACAACACATTAGCGTTTTACTAAGAGTTTGGTATCTGTATACGTGGTATATGGTATGTGTATCTCTGTATAGGGTGTTTTGGTATATGTGGAATGGAATAGCCGTTGGCTTAGCGGCGAAATATAGGGGTCCCATTCAGAAAATAGGGGTCCCAAAATTTTTTGGGGGGTATATTTTTATACACAAGTTATCCACATACTTATCCACAGGTAAATATTAGGTTAAATCTATGATTATAAAGGAGAATTGGAAAGTTATCCACAGGTAAGGTGGTCCCTTATTATAATATATATATTAATACTTCTATATAATATATAATATATATATAATATTAATATATATTTATCTATACCTGTACCTATACCTGGTTCCATTTAGCAAAATATTGTGTAAGAATGCTAAAATATATGCTAAATGATTGATCTATTTAAAAAGTGCGACACGAGAACCCCCCAATATGGTATAATATTAGTAAATATTCGGGGCACGTGTCGGCACATCTCTCCCCTCGATAGAGGGTTCTTCTCCCTTTCTGCTGACACGGCCCCACTTTACAACTATGGAGAATTAAAATGGCATATGGATCAGGACCTCCTGGAAGTCCAGGAAACAGGGGTGGAAACAAAGCAGCAGGAGCAAGAAGTGGTGCAGGTGCTAGATCAGCATCACTAGGAACAAGGTCTAGAGGAGCAAGATCAAATACCGCAGGCAAAATTACCGGAGGCGGGGGCGCAGGTGGTCCCAAAAAGAAGGACTCTTCTGTAATGCGTGAGTCTACTTGGAATAGCATGCCCAAAGGTCAAAGAATGAGAGAGCATGGAACTACATCTTACGCAAAATACAAAGCTGATAAAGTAAAAATGAGGGCTAACGCAGCTTCAGCTCGTTCTCAGCGTGGTGGCGGCGGAAGCAAATAATTAAGAATAATATGGCAGTAAATCCTGTAAAACGTAGGGGTGGTTCTGTAGTACATAGCAGTGTATGGAATACCGCTAACAAGAAAAAAGTTATTGAAATGTTTGCCGGTGGTGCTACCGTTGTTGAGGTATGCAGATTCTTGGGCATTCATAAAGCTACGTTCTACAGGTGGCTCAAGGACGAAAGGAAAGGAGATTTTCAGCGTACTGTTGAGCTAGGTATACAGGCTTCGGAAGCTCACTGGATTCAGGTAGGTAGGGACAATCTAGAAAACAAGTCTTTTAACACCTCTCTGTATGCCTTTATGATGGTCAACAAGTTTAACTATCGTTCCACATATTCAAAGCAGGAAGTGGATAAAACTGAAACCAAAAAGACTACAGTAGAAGTTAAGAAGGCTGTAGATGTTGAATCTATTATTGATAAACTAAACGAAAGTATGGAGGAGAAGCCTGAGCTTCTAAATTAATATGCCTAAAGTCGGAACTAAAAAATTTCCCTACACTAAATCTGGTATGAAAAAAGCTAAAGTCTATGCTAAATCAACCGGAAAAAAAGTAAAGAAAAAGCCCTCTAAGGGGTACTGATATGGCTGGACCAGCTGGCGCTCACGGAGGCGGACATCCTGATCATGGAATTGGAGGCCCTTCTGGAATAAGCGGTCACTCCGCAGGAACAGGTGCAGAATCAGCATTAGGTGGTTCAGCATTAGGTCCAGATGCTCCTGCTTTTGGGGGCACAGACCCAAGCGGGGGAATGATAGGGGCAAGTCCGGGAGCATCTAGCTCAGACATGTCAATAGCCGATTTTAAATCTGCTATTGCTAAAGCTTTAGGAATGAGCCAGATAGATCGTGAAGTTACATTTGGAGCGCCAGCTCAACCTGGATCACCAGCTCTTGAAGCTCATAATATGGATACAGATGCGGTAAGAGATGCTCTAGACAAAGCAGGCATGTTTGATGATGGAATGGATATGACTGGCCCCGCGTCCCAAACAGACGTAGACCCAGGTATACGAACTGTCCGCGCCCACCCATCTAGGGATACACGCATAGGTATGCCAATGGGAGTTGGAAGACCAGCCACTACAGATCAGGAACAAAATAGAGAGCCTGTAGACATGTATGGTCGTGTCGCTCCTATCGAAGATATAGAAAACCCTGAGCAGAGGGCTAAAGCTTACGAAATCCTGGGCAAACTACAAAAAGCAGCTATCGAAGCTAGGACTCCTTTAGGAAAATCTTTAAGAGCTATCATGGGTTACGGAATGAATGCTCTTCCAGGAATTGGCGAGCTTAATATGATAGGCAACGCAATTAAAGCAGGGCTGGCTAAAGCAGGATTTAATGTTGATCCTAACATTATAGGACAAGCAATTAGAGCAGCTCACGAACAAACAACACAAGGACCTTTAGGAGCTGGCGGAACTTCAGTAGGATCACGGAATGATTCTTTTATAGAAAACTTTCTTAATAATATTCCAGCTTCATCATATGATGAACCTTGGATGAAAGGCCTTAATGAAAGACAAATTAAATACTATCTTGATAGACCATCAGAATTAGAATGGGTTCGTAATCTTTATAATGAAATGAACCCTATGAGTCCTTCATTAGTAACACCTACTAGCTAGTGAGTTTACCAGAAATAGTTAGGGATGCTTACATTGATTCCAAAAATTCAGAAGCTGCATACTCTTTCGCTAATTGGGCTAGGCATGCTAATTATGATCAAGTTGTTTCTGCATACGCTAATTGTCACAATGATCCTAATATTGACGATACCTTTATTCGCACTCTTGGCCAGCTTGATAGGTATTATCTTGGCGTTTTTTTGTGCAATCGCCACGACATGTTGCATCCTTGGATATATGAAAGATGCCGTGAAGTCGAAAGTGACAAAGATAGAAGACTCGATTTATGGGCACGTTTTCACTATAAAAGTTCTATAATAACTTATCTTGGTTGTATTCAGGAAATACTATGTAATCCAGATATAACAATAGGAATACTATCTTATTCTGCAAAACAGGCTAAGCCATTCCTTAGACAGATAATGCAAGAGCTTGAGTCAAACGAAAAGCTTAAAAGTTTGTATCCTGATATACTTTACGAAAAACCAAAGCAGTACGCTCCTAAATGGGCAGAGAACGAGGGGCTTTGTGTTAAAAGAAAATCAAATCCTAAAGAACAAACAGTAGAGGCGCATGGCCTTGTAGATGGCCAACCAACAGGTAGGCACTTTGGTTTGATTATCTATGATGATGTTGTTGTGCAAGAGAGCGTATCAACTCCAGAGCAGATAGCAAAGACAACTACTCAGTGGGAGCTGTCATTAAACCTTGGCTCTACACACAACCCTAGGTATCAATACGCAGGAACTAGGTATTCTTATGGTGACACATACGGAACCATTCTTCAAAGAGCAGCGGTAAAGCCCAGAATACACACAGCTACTCATAATGGGCAGATGGATGGCATACCAGTGTTTCTTGAAGAAGATCGTTGGGAAGAAATAAAAAAGACTACATCTACTTATACTGTAGCTTGTCAGCAACTGCTTAACCCTATTGCGGGAAGTGACGTATCGTTTAAGTCCGAATGGTGGAGAGAGTGGGAAGTTAGGCCTTACACAATGAACGTGTACATTATGGTTGACCCTGCTAGCTCAAAAAAGAAAGAGTCGAATAGAACCGCTATGTGTGTAGTTGGTGTAGATGCCAACTATAATAAATTTCTTTTAGATGGTGTTTGTCATAGAATGACCCTTTCTGAAAGGTGGGATTTTTTAAAAAAGTTAAGAGCTAAATGGAAAAGATCACCTGGAATTAGAGAAGTAAAAGTTGGTTATGAAAGATACGGCGCACAAAGTGACATAGAACACTTTAATGAAATGATGAGAATAGAGGGAAGCAACTTTCCTATATACGAATTAAATTGGGTTGGCGGGGGCGGATCACAATCTAAAAAGGACAGAATACAAAGATTAGAACCAGACCTAAAAGACGGATCGTTTTTCTGGCCTTATCCAACAGACAAAAAAATGCTTACATCTTTGCAGATGGACGTAATGGATAGAAAACAAGACTTTCTTATTTCTAAAAAAATTATGTGCAAAGATGAAAATGGAAGCTTATATGATCTTACTAAGTGGGTAAGAGATAATGAGTATAATCTTTTTCCAACTATACATCCAGATTTCTTGGATGCTTTATCTAGAATTTATGATATGGATGCTACGCCTCCAATTTCTAGAGTCTACAGAAAACTGGAGCCTGAAGCTGAGGCAGCATATTAATGGCAAGAACTAGAAGAATAGGCAGAAAAACATACAGGTCTAGGCGTGTAGCTTATCAAATGACGAACTCTAAAAAGTTCTACGAAAAACAACCAAGAGCATTTCCTTATGGAGAGTTTCCATATGTTCAACCCGAATATTGGGTTGCTGGATATTGCGAGAATGAACTATGAAGAAACTATTACTAGCACTGGCTTTGATTGTGTCACCAGTCATGGCACAAGACAGCATTTTTTTAAGGCATGGAACTTTTCCAATGCACTGCACAAAAGCAGAAAATGGAATGTTCGAGTTAGCAAAAATTGCGTCTGATAAATACGGCGAAGTTCCTATGATTGTTGCAGAAATGGGGCCGGGACTTTTAATTCTTACTTATAATTATGATGTTAATAAACCTTCTTGGAGTGTTATAATTACTAAACCGGGAGAGGCTTGTTTTTTTGCTAGTGGTACTTCGTTGTCACAAATTCCAAAAGAACTTGTAGATCAATCTGAAGAAAAAGAAGACAAGGTGGAGATGTAATGGAACCATCTATTATGGTGGACGCACTTATAGGAATTATATTGTTCCTTGGTGGATGGTTAGTTAAGAGAATATTTTCTCAGATAGACAGGCTACACGCTAGGGTTACAGACCTTGCAACTCAGACTGTTAGTAGGCAAGAACTTGATACCCACATAGATAGAATACTCGACCGTATAGACACGCTTGAGCAAAGACTCTTAAATAAATGAGTGATCTAGAAGTATCTGATAAGACTAGCGTAGGACTTCCATTAAGAAACTTGATAGGTCTTGCTAGTGCTGTAGCCGTAGGAACCTGGGCATGGTTTGGTCTTCAAGAGCGGCTCAATGTACTTGAGACTAATCAAATTTTAATGCAGAAATCTGTAGAACAAAATGAAAATTTTAGAATAAAGTGGCCTAGAGGTGAGTTAGGTGCTCTCCCTGCGGATGCTGAACAGTTTATGTTGTTAGAGCATCTTGCCTCTGAGTTTGACAAGTTGCAAAGCATTATAGAAACAGGTAAGGCTCCGTATGACCAACAGCAGGCGTTAACGCTAGACTTCTTTAAACAACGAATCGAGAATCTTGAGCGTCATGTAGAAACTCTTAAAGATAAAACGATGAAGGCAAGCAATGGAGTGCATTAATGCAAATAACTATGATGGTTCTTGTGTTATACTTGAATGGTTCTGTTATTGAGTTTATGGGTCACCACGAAACTGGTAAAGGATGGGAGCGTATGGGTATTGCGGGATGTTTGCAGATGAAGCGTACTCTTAAACGCAATGGTTGGAAGGACAACTTAGATGGAAGCACAAGGTACGCCTGTGAAAGACGAGATGTAGAGCTTAGAACTAACTGGGAGGGCAACGAAGTTGTTGCTTCAATTAAATGAGCAGACAAAAGGCAATACCTAAAACAACCAAAGGTAAAAACGCTAACTATAGGCCTACTAAGTCTGGCGCAGGAATGACAAAAAAAGGTGTTGCCGCTCATCGCAGGGCAAATCCCGGCTCAAAACTTAAAACAGCTGTAACAGGAAACCCAAAGAAAGGATCAAAAGACGCTAAAAGAAGAAAGTCTTATTGCGCTAGGTCACTAGGGCAGTTAAAAAGATCAAGTGCAAAGACTCGTAACGATCCTAACTCAAGAATAAGACAAGCAAGGCGTAGGTGGAAATGTTAAAGAAAATTAAAAAAGTTTCTAAAGAGTTAAATAAAGCATCTAATATGCATAAAAAACAATCTAATGTTTTAAAAAAATTAGCTAAAGATACTAAAAAGAAAAAGAAGAGAAAATAATGGCTTCTAAACCAAAACCTAACGATCCGTCTAAATGGTCTTCTGCAAAAGCAAAAGCAAAAAGAAAATTTAAAGTTTATCCATCCGCTTATGCAAACGCGTGGGCAAGCAAAGAATATAAAAAAATGGGTGGAACTTGGAGCGGAAAAGACAATAGAGTAAAAAAACGTGGCAAGTAGTAAAGGTGGTCTTGGTAAATGGTTTGGTGAAGAATGGGTTGATGTAAAAACAGGTAAACCTTGTGGCAGAAAAAAAGCTAAATCAAATTCTAAAAGACCATATCCTGCTTGTCGACCTAAAAAAGTAGCATCTAAAATTTCTAAAGCAGAAGCTAAGAAAAAAACAGGTCCTAAAAAAGTTAAGTGGTCTACAACAGCAAGCGGAAAAAAAAGAAAAAAATGAAACACTTAAGAGAAAAAGATGAAACGTATTTGCAACACTTACGAAAAGCAATGTATTTTGCTGGCTGTATGTTGGTTGGGAGTGTGTGCGCTTTCGCTCATGCTCTTGTTCCATGCGTTTTAACTAAAACAACTACTAATCTAATTAATCATATACAATCCAAGTTGGAAGGATAATGAACGAAATTGGTCATAACTCAAAAAGCGCAGGATCAACTAAACCACTTGCTAGAGGATGGAGAGGTTTTAGAAATAGGATTAAAAGGTGGTGGATGCAATGGCCTTATTGTGACTTTAGAGAAAACGATCTCGACAGGTATTACCGAACTGAGCATTGGCGACACTACCAAATTCGCAGATCAGATGTCGCAGACATACTTACAAGGCGGTAGCCTTGACTACGAGGATACAGGATTTTCTAAAACGTTTGTGGTTAACCCAGGTGAAGGTACAGCAAGATGCGGATGTGGTAATAGCATCGCTCTTCCAGAAGTGTAACAACTTTAAAGTTTTTAGGAGATAAGGATGAAAGAAAAATGGAACGCACTATCAGGCAAAACAAAGATGTGGATTCTAATTGGCTTAGCCGTGTTTGCCTTAGCCTCTGCTATTTGGGGATAGCACTAGGAGTTATTGGATGTGGGACAATAAAAAAAGCGGGAGTAGTAGCGACAGGAGCAGCAGTTGGTGCTACTGCCGGTACTGTTCTGAGCGGGGGTGCAGTTGCGCCGATAGTGGGGAGCATGGGAGCTGCTTTTGTGACAGATGTGGCGACCTCGACAATGGAGAGTGTTGGTGGGAGGAATACTGATATGAATTGTGCACCTGATAACTTCTGGAGCTTGCTCGGATCTCTTGCAGAAATGGGAGGTTGGTTGCTTATTTTGGTGGTTGTAATTCCAATGGTATTGGGATGGTTTTTACCCGGGCCTGTAAAAATGAAAGGTAGAGAGCCTAAACATAATAATCCATACATAAGATGAAAGAATACATGAAAGACTGTGTTAAGTCTTTTTTTATTGTATTTGCATACATATTTATTTTATTTTGCATTATGTATGTTTCAGTAGGCAAAGCAGATTTTAAATCTACTTTTCTTATTGGAGAGCCAGAAGGTAGGTATATATCACCATATTCTACTTTGTCTTGGTTATCAAACGATTTAGATGACAATTGGAGAAATCGTGTTTTAGACATGATTGGCGGGGATACTCACGCTGACATAATGGCTAGAAGCACGGCAAACGACTTTGGAAGAGTTAACGGTGTTGATAGAGAGAGTTGGCGCAATCGTATTAGCATCTTGCGTTCTAACGGTATTTCTCCAGTAGTATGGATGATAAGCGATGATAGCCCAGATGTATATGCAAAAGGTTTAGATAATCAAATTGATTACCAAAGTCAAGTTGTTTCTGCGGTTGATGACGTTGTTAGCCATTATGTTGTTTGTCTTGAGTGTGACGAATATTATAGCCCTGCACAGGTATCTACACTAATAGGCGAACTTAGGAAGAAAACAGACAAACCAATAGGGGTGCATCTAAAGCCTGGGGTTAAGGCTGAGTATGTTAAGGATGCAGATATAATATACCTTCAAACAGGATTTAATCTTAATGAAAAACAGTTCCGACAAAAAATTGAGAATGCGCTTAGGTTTGGAAAACCAGTTGTCGTATCTGAGTATGACTTACGAGGAACGTCAGAGAGAGCGAGAGCGTTTGGCGACATTGCTTGCTCCTATCCCGGAGTTGTCGGAACAGGAAACGGAAGAGGAACTACGTCTTGTCAGACCCTAGAGTGGGGTCAAAAAAGAAAGAAGTGGCATCAAAGCCACGAAAAGGAAATAGTCGTTTCTGGGATCGTAGTTGCCACCCTCTTCGCAATGTTAAAAGAAACGCCGAAACTAAAACTACACGTTGATGACAACGGTTACGAGTTAGGATTAAACTCAGGCGGTTATAGTTTGAGATACTCTGAAGATAAAATAGCCGCTACATACAGGATAGAATTTTAATGGCTACTACATTAACATTAAGACAAACAAAAGGAAGCCCTCTTTCATACAATGAGATGGATTCTAATTTACAAAGTTTAGACGTAAATAAACAAGAAAATATACCTAATCTAGAAGTTGCAACCTCATTAGATTCTTCAGCAGATAAAATTCTTTTTTATGATAACTCTACTACAGAACCAAAATCAATTTTACCTGACAATATAACTGCTTTTGTTGAAAGAACTTTAATAGTTAAATGCGTAAACGATGGCATTGCTCCTGTTTCGGGAAATGGTATTGCACATATAACTATTCCTTCTTCGTTAAATAATAAAAAACTTCAATCTGCCGAAGCGCATGTTTATACAGTAGGTACTGGAGGATCAATAACTAACGTTCAGTTGCATAATCTTACAGATGCAGTAGATATGTTATCTACTCCTATAACAATAGATTTAAATGAAAAAGATTCTTCTACTGCCGCAACACCTCATGTTGTTGGAGCAAATAATACAGTAACAACAGCAGATGTTATTAGGGTAGATGTAGATGCGGTTGCAACAAATACTTTAGGATTAGAAATTAGAATGATTTTTGGTGTTGCTTAATATGTTGCAAGTTGGAGTATACTCAGAACCACCTGTTGTTGAAGTTAAAAGTAAAAAAATTATTTCAGAAATAAAGTGTTCTTTAAACGAGACTCCTGAAAATATAACAAACAATATAAAATTAAACATAGAAAAAGATTTTCCTCAAATAACTCCGCATGAAACTCAACCAGATAAAGTTGTTTGTGTAGTTGCAGGAGGGCCTTCTTTAAATGACACATTTGATCTTTTAAAAAAGAAAAAAAATCAAGGATGCCCTGTAGTTGCTTTAAACGGTGCTTATAAATTTTGTATTGATAGGGGATTAAATCCTTCTGCTATGATTATGTTGGACAGCAGAGAGTTTAATAAAAGATTTGTTAATCCAACATTAGATACATGCAAATATTTTATTGCTTCTCAATGTCATCCTAGCGTTTTTGACAAACTTTCTAGCCATGAAACTTACATATGGCATTGTGCTGGAGATACAAATAACGAGCATTTATTAAAAGAAAAGTATAATGATCAGTACTACCCCGTAATGGGAGGCTCTACTGTTACATTTAGAGCAATTCATTTACTTAGAATGTTAGGATTTTGTAAGTTTGAAATTTTTGGTTTTGATAGTTGCATCATGGATGAACATCATGCATATTCACAGCCAGAAAATGATGAAGAGCAGGAAATAGAAGTTGTTTTGGGAGATAGAAAATTTAGATGTACCGTAGCCCATTTTCAACAAGCAAAAGAATTTGTACAATTAGTTAGTACAACTGGAGATCACTATAAACTTTCTGTTCACGGTGATGGACTAATATCGTACATTATTAAACATCCAGAAATACTTAAGGAGGCGGCTTAAATGGCGGCTACAGCATGGACTTTTTATAATAGTTTTAGAGAATATTTAGGAAACGGTAATTTTGACCTAGACGGCACTGGCACTGGTTTTTATATGGCTTTGCACACAAGCGCGGCAAGCGCAAATGCAAACAATGTTGCTTTATCTACTCAGGCATCATTAGGAAATGAAGTTGCTAACGGAAATGGTTACGCTACTGGTGGAGCATCTGTTACGGCAAGAACCTGGGCATCAGTTGCAACTAACAAATACAGATTTGATTCTACTGCTGTCACTTGGACTGCTACTGGTGGAACAATTCCTAATATTAAATATGCCGTTATATATCAAGCAGGCGGAAAACTTGTTTGCTTTTCTAAATTAACAACTTCTCAATTTACTCTCGCTCAGGATAATACATTAACTGTTACTCCTAGCGCGACTGGAATATTTGAATTAGCCTAGGAGAATAATAATGGGATTGGAATCAGCCTCCTACATCAGCCAATTAAATAGTTCAAATCCAACGGCGACAGACCCTGTAAGTGAAGGCGATGACCATTTGCGTCTTGTCAAATCAGTTCTAAAGACTCAGTTTTCTGGTCTTTCTGGAACAACTGCTGTCACTGCTAGTGAAGCAGAAATGAACATTTTAGATGGAGTTACAGCCAGTACGTCTGAATTAAATATTATGGACGGTGTTACTGCTACAACTTCTGAACTAAATATTATGGATGGGGTTACCGCTACCACATCTGAGATAAATATTATAGATGGAGTAACAGCTACTACAGCAGAACTTAATTACACTGACGGAGTAACATCTAATATTCAGACTCAGTTAGACGCTAAACCTGACGTATCTGATGCTAATACATGGACAGCAGGACAGCGTGGAGAAATTACAGCGTTAACTTCAGCAACAACTATTACTATTGATATGGCTGATAGTAATAACTTTAGTGTAACACTTGCTCATAATGCTGCATTTGCTAATCCATCAAATGACACAGCAGGACAAAGCGGGAGCATTTTCATTACGCAGGACGGAACAGGATCGAGAACGGCCAGTTGGGGAAGCGACTGGGACTTTGCAGGAGGCACTGCACCAACACTAACTACTACAGCTGGCGCTGTAGATAGAATAGATTATGTTATTAAAGACGCATCTAACATCCACGCTGTAGCAACGCTCAATCTTTCGTAATGCCTGTATTTAATAATGTTCTAGCAGGAGCATCCGCTCAAGCAACTGGCTACACTATTAACCAGTCGTTAAGATTTAACGATAATGATTCTGCTTATCTTAATAGAACAGCAGGAACAGCAACCTCTAATGATATTGGCACTTTTTCTTTTTGGACAAAACGTGGCAATCTTGGAGGAGGCAATTCGTTTTTTAGCAACCACAGCGATGCTAACAATAGAACTTACATTGGGTTTGATGCCGATACGATTACAATGTTTGGAAAAATATCTGGTTCAGCAAATGTAGAACTCTTAACGACTCCAGTTTTTCGTGATCCCGGCGCTTGGTATCACATTGTCATTGCGGTAGATGTGACCCAATCATCTGCTTCAAACAGAGTAAAGATTTACGTCAACGGAACTCAGATTACGGATTTTGGAACAGCAACTTATCCTGCTCAAAATACAGACCTTCCGTTATTTTCTAAAACAAACCACCAGGTTGGTGCATTTTTCTCATCGTCTATTGGAGACTACTATGATGGATACTTTGCAGAGTATTACTACATAGATGGTCAGCAACTTACACCGTCATCGTTTGCTGAGACTAACTCAGATACTAATCAGTGGGAAGCGATTGAGTACGATGGAAGTTACGGTGATAATGGATTTTACCTAAAGTTTCAAGACTCTTCTGCATTAGGAGATGATTCTAGCGGTAATACAAATGATTTTACTGTTAATAATTTAGTTGCTACAGATCAGGTACTTGATAGTCCTAGCAACAATTTCTGCGTACTTAATCCAATTGACACTAATACTAGCGGAACACTATCTGATGGCAATTTAGTAACTTCGGGTAATGCAAGAGTCACTATGCAACCAGCATCCGGTCAATGGTATTACGAAAAAGATGGTTCTGGCGTTTCAGTTAGCGGAGCATTTAATCCATCTTTGACAAGCGGAACTTACAACTTTGGATCAAGTGGCACAGGTGGTTACTCTGACGGTAATGGAAAAGGTAATTTTGACAATGCAGTCCCGTCTGGTTACTTAGCGGTTTGTTCCGATAACCTTAGTGCAAGCATTGCTGACCCTACTAAGCACTTCAACTCGGTGCTGTATACCGGAACAGGTGGTACGCGATCTATTTCAGGACTAGGGTTTCAACCTGACTTTACTTGGATCAAAAGCCGAAGTAATACTTATCAGCATATGCTGTTCGACTCTGTTCGCGGAGCAACAAAATATTTAGTTTCAGATGCGACAGATGCAGAGGCAACTGACGCAACGCAACTTACAACCTTTGATTCAGATGGATTTTCTTTAGGAAGTGGGACAGTTGTCAATGGAACGTCAGCCACTTTTGCCTCATGGAACTGGAAAGCCTCCGCCGCTAATACATCAGTAAGTGCAGGAAGTATAGATGGAACTAATCCAACGTATGCTTGCACAAGAAGAACAAATAGTGATGCGGGTTTTTCAATAGTTTCTTATACAGCAACAGGAGGATCATCTGCCACAGTTGCACATGGTTTGAGTCAGGCTCCTGAATTAATTATTTGCAAAAACAGATCAGCCACTTTTGGCTGG